GACGAAGAGCTTATAGATGTCGATGAGAACGACGGCGTCATTGCTATCAACTTTCTTTTCAATCTTCTCAGCTTCAGTCTTCTTGGTTTTCTTTTTCTTCTCTTTGTCAGTACTTTCCTGAGCTTCAATATCGCCGTACTCATTCCGGTACAGGATTTGAATCAAGATGGAGAACTGTTCACCATAGTTCTGCTGACGTCTAACGACGGAGCGTAGAAACTTGGCATTCTCCATGGTCAGGGACCTAGCGAACTGCACGGCTTCCGAGTCGGCAATGAACGCATGCGGGATGCCAGTCCCAGCCGTCAGCGCCTTCATCAACCATTCCATGAACTCGTCCTGCATCTGCGGCGAGTTCTCTTCAATGGTCTCCACGTCCACTGGCTTCTCCGAAGAGACGACAGGAACGAAGATGTCGTTGAATGACCCAATGAGGGCCAGAAGATGGTTGATAGACGACGAAGCAATATCGTCAAAGGTCAACTCCTTGGACCTAAGGTCCCGTATAAAGGTGTTGACTGCCGCTCCTTCATCGTTATCCAAACCTGTCTCGATGTAGAAAATCCGCTTGGATGGAGCCCTAACGAGTCTGTGCATCAAGGTTGCAGTCAGGATGGAGATGTAGAGCTTTGCCGTGAACAGAATGGACTGGAACAAGGAGTCGTAGTAGACACCTTCACCTGTATCGTCACCGAAGTGAACACATTCGTTCGGGGTCAGGTACGTAACCCTAACCTTCTTACGAATCAGGTAATCCTGTTGGAGAAGGTTATAGATGACATCAGCGAACTGCTTGTTCTTCTCCAGGACATCGCGGTTTAGCCTCTTGGCGATTCCTTTGATAAAGAGCTTGTGAATGAAATTCTGCTTGGCAGCTTGGACCTTGTTGGTATTACTCCGACCAACGAGGGCATCCCATGTACTACCAGCGTTGACTGTATTCCGGATAAGGTATTCACCAGAGTCGACGCCCTCAGAACAAGGTTCGAAATACAAGTAGCCGTAACAGACGTCATTGACCTCGAGCTTAACTACCCTCTCAGGCATAAGGGTTCTAAGCACAGATCCAGCTACTTCGACCGGCTTACCGTCTTTGTCCTTCTTCTTGTTCTTAGGATCGAACGGATTATGAAGAAGAGTGCTCTTCTCTTCGTCCTTTTCTCCAAGATTCCTAGCATCTTCAGAAGCTTCAGCAAGGAAAAGACTGGAATTGTTTGCCACTAGGAGATTACTGTTCAGGCCATCGATAGTAGCTTTAATAACATCTTCCGAAAAGCCATTAATCTCAGTTTTACCTTTTTCCGATTCTTTCTTTGCCTTTTCATCTTCTTCTTCGTCGATGTCGAAAGCCTCATCAATGGCTTTCTCAAAACCTTCCATCACTTTGACGAATGCGCCTTCTGTCAGTCTGTTCTGTTTGAAGATTCTGGCGTTTTCCGGATCCCAAAGAGAATCACCCTCGAATGCCGCCGAGTCTACACCATCTTCAGATAGAAGTTTGGTCAGTTCCTTCTTGAGAGAAATGACTGCGAGGAAGTAATCCCCGTCTATCAAAGAGTTCCTGAGAATCTTTCTGGCGCGTTTGCTCAGACTGTACTTGGTATCCAGAAATTTCAGGTTAGTTTGAGTCCTGTCCCGATCGCTTTCCTCAAGTTCCTCTCCCTCATATCCGTAGGTGAGAGAAATCTTAGTGAAGTCGTCCGGACTCATAATGTTGTCGACATAGGTATCAACAGCTTGGGACATCTGTGGAATCATGTCCTTAATCCGACGGTAATCATGATAGAGAGCAACTCTTTCGCTCTCTGCTATCAAAAGCTTGTTCAGTCCCTTGACTTCAGCTTTCTCCACAAGCTTCTGGATGTCGACGAGGTTCTTAGCCCCATCAGGATCTAGCTTCCCATTGACCGGGTCATTGGCCTTCTGAATCGTGACAGCTGAGAAGAATTCACAAATGTCAGATCCGACTGCATCTTTGATCCGACTGGAGGCTCTGTTGATAGCCGTCCTAATGTCCCGATCATCCTTCCTGTTTTGTTCCAGGAACTTCTCGTCCATCCCTAGGATAGATGACGTTGTCATTCGCCTAAGTGAACTCAGGCTCTTGAATTCAACGCCGAACAGGCCCTTACCCGGACCTTTCGGTTTCTTTTTCTCTTCGGTGGTCACTGCCATGGTTTTTATCCCTAGATGTCGGTGCTGGTTACTTTCAACCTACTCGCGGACTCGGAGCGGATAAGAGCCGCCATGTTCACGAGAGCTTCGAGCTTTCCTCTCAGCACTGTTATTCCGTTCTCTATATCACTGACCTGCTGCGTTGACAACGTCCCATCAGTTAGAGAAACGATTTTGTAGAACAGCAGAAATCTGTTAAGCGCCCTAGAAGGGGCATGTTCAAAGCTCTCATCTCCTATGAATGTCGAGATGTCAGCTATCGTTTGACTAAACTCGTCAATGGTATCATCACTGTTCTCTACCATAAGAGCGACAACCTCATCAAGGACGTTCCTAGTGTTCCTATAAGGGAAGAACCAATCCAGGGCACTAGATGAGACCGCTGAGTCAGAGTCAACCTTGGAAAAGAGCGATGGTGACGAGATACAAAGGCGACTGACAAGATTGTTCTCTAGCACTGGGAGAAAGTATGAGAATAGCCTTTCGTAAGCATTTGCGAAGGCCAACTTCATTCCCGCGTCAATGATAGGGTTCCCCGAATCAGTCATGGCAATGTCCCCGTCGAGCGGGAATACATCTCTAACGTCTGTTGCTGATATGTCTGTGAAGTCGTCGGAAGCGAGGATTTCAGGAAGAACCTCAGTCTCGAAGGCGTCGTCGAACTCAGTAGAGTCAACGTAGGACCGATAGCTTCTCCGTGTCATGAAGAACTCGTACCTCAATCCGTGGTTAGAAGAAGGTTTCTGTGGATTTCCTGAAGAGAGAGCATCAGCTTCGTCAGCTGTGTCTCCAAGATTGATACCAGTATCGGTGAATACAAAGTTTTTCTTGACTAGATCCCCAGCTTGGTGTACCATGAGGAAATTCCTGGAGAGGACTTCCTCGATGAACAAGTCTACGGTAGCTTGATCTAGAGTATTGAGTCCAGCTAAATCTTCCATACTGATCAGTTCCAGAAGAAGACAGTTTGTCAACGGGATAAAAGAATCCCTAGACAAATTAGCCAGTCTCGACATCTGGGTATACTCTCCAGGACGAGTCTTGCTTTCGAAGAAATCTTGTACTTCCTGCGCTGTAAAGAGCGAGGAGCTTGTTATGTCTACACTCACGTCTTCCTCCTTACACGTTTGATGGGACTAACAAGAGCTCAAGTCTCTCATTAAGGAGAACTAAGAGATCTCTAACAGAGGCTAAATCTGTCCTCATCAGAGATATTTTATCAGTCCATTCAGTATCAATGGCCGTCTGTTCTCCGGCACTCTTAGCAAAGTAGTCTAGAGATGGAAGGTAATACCGAAGGATCTGCGCTCTCCACCACTGCTTTTGAAAGTCCATCTCAATGAGACGAACGCTAGCTGTTCCCGATCTGGCTTCTTCAAACCCGATAACAGTTTCTCCAGGATTCCAGCTGACAGATTCCACAGTCAGTATTTCACCCAAATCATCTCTGGCTCTTATCTCCTCAAGACTGATATCGAACTCATAGGGGATAATCCATGTGATAGACGTGGCAGCTTGGATATGCCTGTACTTCAACGTCTCGATCGACCCCCATACAGAGTCATCAAAGAGATACCCGTCAGAGGCATCTAGTAAAACATGTCTGGCGCTCTCTTGGTGCGTCTCGGCTCCAGCCTGGTCAACGTATCTCTGAGCCGCTTCTTCCAAGAAAGTTCTGACTTCAATGTCCCATACTCCAGGAGAACCGTACGTATAAAGCTCGCTGAGAGAGAAGTCAACGAATGGGTCATCTTTCATGATGGATGAAACGCCGAGAGTGTCTACCATGACATGAGGTAAACTAAAACAATAGTCAATGGACTCTTCCTGTAGTAGGTACGGAGCATCCAAAAACATGTTGGTGGCTTTTTGGGTAGAGTACTCCGACTGAATAAGAGCGTCTCCCAATGTGGGATTGGTGAGAATCTCAGAGAACTTGTTGATGAGAGTCGAGTATGACCAGAACTTCGTAGTGTCGGCTTTAGTCTCGTCTATCACCCTCTCCACAATGTACCTATCGTTTCTTTGCATGGAACGAACGACGTACTTCTCAAATGCTTCAGGATCTACGGTCCCACTGATCTCAGCTCCGGAGACAAAAGAAAAACGTAAGGCGTCGTACCCGTAGATGGCATCTGTGCTGACTTTGATCTCAGCCATAATGATGGCTCTGGCGTCAGCCAACTCAGATGATCCGGTAGCTAGTTCCTCAAGTTTGAGGGATACGCTCTCGTCGTCTATCACCGTCAAAGAATAAAAGTCACTAATGACTACTCCGCTACCGATATCGACAAGCTTCTCCATCAACTCAGTGAAGACTTCATTCGAGAGAAGGGTAAAGCGGTTGAAGGCCTCGTACGCCTCTGCGTCTTCGTCTAGACTCAACCCCTTGATGTATTCTACTATCTCAAGTTCTGTGAGTGGCATCTCTTATCTCCTACCTTTCGATATCGCCATCCGAAGGATCTTCTTGGCTTTATTGTATGCAACGGTCTTGGCGGCATACATCGACCTGATGGGTGAATTACTGGGGTTAGCATCGTGACGGGATTGAGCTTCGTCCATGACTTCTCGGGCTTCTCTAGCTTTTCTCTCCGCCTCAATAACTTCCAAGGACTTACCAGCCTCTTCCTCGCTCATATTGAGGATGATATCGTCAAGGTCTATATCACCTGGATCCTTTCCAGCATCGGTAGCAATAGCTACCTGCATGTTATACCTTGCCTCAGATCTCCCTACTGGAAGAACGGCGTTAGATGGGACCACCTCTTTATCATCAATCTTTCGCATAGCAGACCCAAGAAGGACGTTCTCCATGTCATTGAGAATCGCACTTCTAGCAGCACCGGCTGTGGAATTAAGTAAGTCGATGAAGCTGACAGGATCCGCCCCTGAAGAAAACTCTTTCTCGTATTTCGAGAGAGTTGAGTTAAAGTCATCCATTGATACTGACCCATCGATCAACCTGTTGATCACCTCTACGAACACCGTGTACGGAAGACCTAGTACGCGGTCGTACCTATCAAAGTTGGACGAATCGATGCTGAAGCCCTCGATGAAGGCCTCCACAACCGCTCTCGGCTTTAGGTTCTCAGGCATGGCTTATCTCCGGTAAGCTGTATACACTTTCCACTAATTGTAATGTTCGGGAAAAAAGTCAGCACCCCCCAGAATGGGGGGTACCGACGGTTCCCGCGCAGGGCTTTTAAACCCTGGCGTCACTTTACAGTTGGACGGTCATGAAATACTGTTCCCAACGGTACCTCTTCTCTTCACAATCTATTCCCACGAGGACTCTACCGTCTTCCATGTCGATGACATGCACGAGCATCCCAGCCTTCTTTGAAATTGGCAAAAGGAACTTCCGATCGAGTATGACTTGTATCAGTCCCTTTTCACCAGGTCTTAGCTTCTTATCTACGCTAAGGAAGCGGCCTTTCTCGATGATGACTACAGGGAAATCCCCTGAAGTTAGTGCTTCTTGGACTCCATCCGGTATCTCGAAGGAATTCACATCTTGATCCCCGACATACATGTCATATGTATTTTTGTGCCTCTTGTGTAGACTCGAGTTACTTATGAAGGTAGTCTTCTTCATCGAGTCAGCAAGAGCTCTATCCGGGAATCCCCTTTTCTCTAGTTCGTCATCCGGAACTGACCCGCCAAGTATTCGAATCATACGATCATGAACGACAACGTCTTCCACGAACGACTTGTACTGCTTGTATGCTTGGAACAGTTCACCACCGTTTGCTGCATAGTTCAGTTCGAGCAATGGGTACTTCTTCTGATCTGGTGTCAGCTCAAGCTTGACAATAGAAAACCATGTGGTTCCCACACCTGGAGCATGGTAACAGACGTTATTCTCCATAGCGTATTCGGAACCAATATTCTTCAAAACCTGGTTGACGTCCCAGACCCATCCGAATAGTGCCTTACCATGACTCTGACCTGCTTTAGGCTTCATGTCAGTTCTCCTATTCTTTCTTCAATCATGTTCCCAAGGACGATGAGTGCTCCTAAAGCGTGAACTCCGCACCTCATATCACTATGTGCAGAAACACAGTGATCCCACTCATCGATACTGACAGAGACCTTGAGGTATACTCCCATGTCATCTTTTCTACAAGCTGATGCTGACACTAGAGCTTTCATATCCCCTTTCGTCACAGTCCCCGTAAAGGAAAAGGACATCTCACTACCAGAGAATTCATAATCATCCTTCACATGTCACCCTCTTCCAGGGAGGCCGATGGCTCTGAATCCGATTTCGAGACTGGTGTATGAATGAAAGGACAACTTGGCAATATCACCTGACTTACTAAGCTTCGCTTTGTCAGTCATAACTACCTACCTCACTTTCCGTAAAGAGCCCATGTTTTCCGAATTTCAAAGATAGCTCCGTAACCATGCTCAGAGTCAGTCGATGAGAACCACAAGGCATTGTCAGGATCTTTATGTCTGAAGTTGGACACGATCCAACCTTTCTTTCGACTCCCATCAAAGGAACTCTCATCGAATTCTGGGTACAAACCGTCTCCCATGAGCCACGAATAGATGAATCCTTTAATGGCTTCTCGGTCCATAGCGAATGGCAAACACGTCGGATCTTTTTCCTTTGGAGGATTGCGAGGCTTGTACTGCGTGAACAGAAGCATCGTACATCCGTTGTCTCGGATTTGATACCACGTCAAGACCTCTCCGATCTTCTCTCCACACATTACCATGTCAATGGATTGATCCAAGAGATTCCGACCTTCTCTATCGGAAAGACCAGTCACCATGATATGCTGATTGTCGAACTTCATTCTATTCTTCTATCTTGTTTTTCAACATCTCCTGTAACTGTTCCGTCTCCCGAACCTTCGGAGCTAACTTCATCGCCACTTTAGCAGCGTTAGCATCGAAGTCGCCCGATAGGAGAGTAGTCAAGTTTATCAATATAAGTTTCTCCAGCATAGCTGCGAGACGACCATTAGTCTTGATCGCCGTTCGTAGCTTCTTGAGAGCATTGCAGTGGTCCTTCTCAACAAGATCCCACTGATCATCGACTTGAATGCATCCGAGTTTGGTCCGAGTGCATACATCCAAGTCTCGTGTGAGTTCTCTGACGATCTGCTCTTTGTTTCTGAGCATCGACATGAAGAGATTGTATGCTTGTTCGCTGCTCATCTTTGGCATCAGTGTTTAACCTTTTGGATTTTACACATATGGATTCCGTGGTCACAATCCTCACACTCAAAGGATTTCCGGCTAGCGATGCAGTCATGACAGACTTTGATCTCACACTTAGTGCAGACTAGTTCAGCAGACTTCATTTCCTTGCATTTTTCGCAACGAAAATGAGTCTTCTCAGGAACTTTCAGACCACGATGCTTGACTGCTGATGGCCATTCATCTGGGAAGTACCAGATATCATTACTTGGTACATCGCACGAGTAAATGGGGATTGCACCTCCAGCCTCTTTGACGAACCTGTCTGTTTCCGGGTCGTCGTAGCATCCGCAGACGTAGACTTTCACGATTCCCGCAGCTGCCAAGGCTTTGTAACAAGGGATACATGGAGTGTACGTCATATACGCGATCGCACCATCAGTACTCACACCCCTCTTAGCGGCCTGTCCGATAGCGTTGATCTCGGCATGTATGGTTCGAACACACCCTTTAGTACCGTCTTCCTCGTTCATAACGAGATGACCGACCTCGTTACAGTGTGGTGTTCCAGGCATGGAACCGTTATACCCTGTCGCCAGTACGAAGTTGTTCTTCACTAAGACACATCCTACGTGAATCTTATCGCACGTAGACCTCTCACTAGCGAGCATTGCCTGTTTGAGGAAGTACTGTCCCCATGAGGGACGGTCTACATGCTTTTCAGCTGCGAGAGCATCGACTTCTGGACCCATTTTTTGAGCCACACCCAGAATCTCAGCCACAGCAGTATCTATATTCGAGACACTGACACTCCCTCCGAAGCAGTCGATTCTTGATTCGTCACAAATCCTGGCCTTGACCCATGTATTCTCCGAGTGCATGGGGTTGATCAATTCCATCATCTTTTCCCCGTGGATATTCCTGACCTCAGGATACCACGAAAGTACCCCAATCGCCACCTCCTTGATGGTTTTAAGGTCCAACCCGCTTGTGATCTCCAGTCCGTAAAGTTTCGCCATTCTTCAAGTCTCCAGTATTTTCAACAGTTCATCCTTGGCCGGGAGTCCTAGCCATCGGTGTCCTAGCTTCAGCATATCTCCTCTAAGGAGATCAGCTGTCAACTTGTATCCTAGTTCGTCACCAGGGTCATTGTCGCTTTTAAACATCAATCTACCAATCTGGTTAGACGGGTCTATCATACACGACAGAATGATAGATGGATACAGAGAAGACAAGTCCAAATCACAGACATTCTCGAAGATCGAGTTCAGTAGGTGACCCATGACCCTCACCCCGAGGGACGCATTATTTTCAGGGCTCATCACCCACGCTCCTCTGAATTTTCCTCCATGCTTTCTCCCGACGTTTCTGTTGTTACTCATTATGAGTCCCTGATCAAACATGTGTTTCAGGGCCAGGTTTCTCAAGGACACCGTCTTCCTCCATGCCTTATGCACTCTGGTACGAGTGATCATGGCGATCTGATAGATGAGGTCGATGTCTTTGGTCTTCTGTTCGATCTTGTGCAACAGAATCGAGTCGTTCATGTTGTAGAAGACGTATTTCTTGTAATCCGTCCTCGAGAATTCTCTCATTGAGCAATCCATGGGATCTTTACCACTGCCGACCTTTTCTTCTTCTGCAATGTCGTCAAGACCGTAACCGTCCTTCTTACCAAGAGTAGCTCTCAAGTTTGCATACGTAATGAGCTGGTCGATGTAATTCGTCCATCCTGCTACGACAGCATAGTCACCCTTCGTGCTCCAATCCTGGTTCCGTGTATCCTCATAGTAGTAGGCCTTCTTAAAGGGGAAGTCCTTAGGACACATGATCTCCGAAGGTTCACACCTAAAGAGTTTCTTGATTCTCCCTTCCATATAGCAAAAATCATAGCCCTGGTTCCATGCTCCGAGGAAGTCCGGACGAAGCTCTTCGTTAACGGTTCTGAAGAATGACAAGATCAGCTTCCGCTCATCTTCGAAGAATGTAATGCGACACTCGTCTAGATCGAAGCGATCAATCGCTTCATCAGCGTTTGCCTCTAGATTCTTCTCAAACTCTTCTACCAGAGGATTATCCTCATTCCGGAGTAGAAAGACATACAGCGTGTTCAACTTTCCACTGTACAACGAGATAGCGTCAATCGGACATGGAGCGTTCTCTCTGTCAAAAGGATTACCATCCCAACTGTCAACCTCAATGTCCCAGTGGGCTTTGTGTAGATTTGGAGCTATATTGATCTCCCCTTGATATCTGTCAATCCACCGGCCGATATAATGATCTTCTACGTGGATATCAGTACCATGAAAGAATGGCAGCTTCCGCATGTACTCTTTCATATTCCAGCTCGTCCGGTCACGAATACTACGCTCCCACTCCGTCTCTAGTCCTGCCAACTCAGCCATGGTCCGACCGACGTCTCCATACGGAACTTTCTCTATTGGTACGACCTCGTCGATGGGGACGAACGTCGCTCCTCTATCTCTTTCGATATCGTCCATATCCACAAAGAAACTTAAGGTTGGTTTCTTGTCGACATGAAGCTTCTTTTCACCGTCAATACATTCGGTAAGTAGGAGCTTACCAGTGGAGTTGGAACCACGGCGACTGTTAACGTAAGTTACTGTTGAAAGGTATCTCTCCGGCATAATTATCCTCCTTGATTGTTTTTCTTAAGTAATCCCATGTTTTCATAAGGGCTTTTAACCTATAGGCGACACCGGATCAGTTGGTTAGTCTTCGAACAGTCTATTGAGTAAGACCGTTAATATACGTTTGAACAGAAGGGGAGTCCGACATGTCTGATCAAGAAAAAGACGCTATCTCGCTGGGCAAGTACGTCGACCACTTTACCGCCGAGATGGAGCTCATCATCGCTGAGCTCGAAAAGCTCCAGAGAGATGCCGACGACATATCCTCTGAGATAACGGAGAAGAAGGCTGCTGCTAAGAAAAATCGCGCTCGGCATAATTCGGGACCGAGTCCGCTGACATACATGTACAATATGTACGCCAATCTAAACAACGTCAGAGGTAACCGAATTTCATTGATGACGCTTCTTGTGAATATCAAGAGACTGATAGCTGACCTGAGCATTAAGGATGTAAAGGTGGAACAGGATGTCTCTAAATTCGCTGGTCTTGCTGCCGAACTCTATGCACGCATATCTCAGGACAGAGACCCCTCCACAGAACCTGCCACAGATAAAGCAGCTGTGTTAGTAGCTGATGCAATCGAAGGGCTCGATGAAGCTGGAGAAACCGCATACCAAGACTTGACCGAAGATGTCGTCGAAATGGAAGGTCAATACGTCTGTACGGATGAAGGCGTCATCCTCAGAGTCGATGATGACTATGAGCTCTTGGAAGAAGTTTCAGGGGCAGACATGAATGACTTTAGGATAGCTTTGAATAGAGACAAGTCAGTTCGAAAGGCTACCTGGATTAGCGGAGATCAAGAACTTGAGATCGTTGAGATTGGTGATGAGGAGGAGTAGAACATCATGTTGAATCTAGACGAATACGCAAAAGAGTTTGAGATTACTCCCATGCTCTCGGATGTGGATGAGAGAGAACTCGTTACCTTACTTCATGCTGCCAAGACAAAACTTTATCTTATGAGAAGAGACATGTTGAGCAACGATGCTCTTAAGTTAGTTCAACATGAACTTGAAGTACTCTCCGGATACTACACTGAAGAGTACAAGAACGATGAAGATGGAGGAGCATAGAAAGATGTTATTTTACGAGCAAGTAGATATAGATTCAAAGAGACAAGGACGGTCTGCCTACGAAGAAGTCGATGATCTCCTAGACGATTGGAGAGATATGACTCGAGAGGCTAACTCGTATTGCGGAAGCAAAGTTTTGAAGATAATCGACCCTAGCGGTAAATACAAAGGGCCGTTCAATGGAACTGAGTCTGATCGACTGAAAGCTGTAGAACTTGTAACGTCAACTCTTTCCAAGGTGAAGAAGGTCGTTCCGAAGATGAAGAAGGCTCTTCGTCCAATGATTCAGAAGTTGGAAAAGGGTATCGAGTCAGGAGAGTTTCCAGACGAACGAGAATTTCTGATCTTTAAGTCCAAAGGGGAAGAGCAACGAATTCGAGCTGATCAACTTCTGGCTAGAATGAAGGCCTTTATGAAGGTTTCCGACTCAGAAATCTCGTTGGTTCTTTCCGATGTGACAATTATGTGGCAACAATTTGGAGATCTTAAAGCTAAAACAGAAGGTCTTCCTAAGAAAGCATCTGAAAAGAATAGTTTAACAGTCATGAATCTTTTCGGTTCTCAATCCTTGAGTAGTCAACATTTCCGGAATTAAGCAATCATGCTGTTTTATGAGAAAGCAGAGGTCATTGGATTCCACTCCATGACATGGCCTCAAAGTTCGGATGCAAGGAAGTAAGAAGAATGCCTGGGCTCTTTTGGGGACGAAGTTCACGAAACTCACCTTGAAGCAGGTCAAAAACAGCTTCTAATATTCATAGGAGATTGAGAGATGCCATTCGCAGGAGTTACAGACGCCATGGAGCGTCACCCAAATCTAAGCAAGTACTCTCCTAAAGCCCGCAAAGCGTGGTTCAAGGTGTGGAATGAGTGTGAGATCAGAGAGCTCAAGAAAGAAGGCAACTCTGATAAGAACCGGAAGAATTGGGAGGGGAAGTGCTTCGCCACAGCCTACAAGGTTGCCAACCGAGTTGATGGAAAGAAGTCCATCGATGAGGGGACCATCTTCAAAGGAACGATCCAAGAAGCCATTATGGCTAACGTGATCTCGAAGTCGGTTCTCGACGAGGCTATGGGTAATGTCACTTCTGATGACTCTTCACTCGCTGTTCATAGACTCAAAAATTTTCATGAAGATTTAGCTTTCCTGAAAGACGAGCTTGAGAGGGGTAGATCCATCTATGTGGCTCGCGATGGAGTGGATCAGGGTAAGTTCAAGATCGGTGACCTCGTCGGGGTACCGTTCTGGCACAGAGCCCTAGAGGTCACTTCTGTAGAAGAACATGCGAGTGAAGAAGAGCTCCTACCTGACGCTGGCGAAGGTCCAGAAGGTCATACATCGGACGAGAAAGGTAATACGGTGGACATGTTCGATGTTCTGGAGCTCTCTGACATGCATCAAGTAAGAGAAAACCGCTCTCTTATGTTCCTCAAGGAAGTTGACGTCGAGGGAGCCTTAAAGGGTATCGCTAAGAAAGTCGGCTTTGGTGTCGAGGAGCACAAGGAAGGACAGAATCCTGAGAAGTTCATTGCTGAACAGAGCGCCTTCTTGAAGGAGATCAAACATCTCCTTTCCCTTGGAGAAAAAGCCAAGGACATGTCTGATCCTGAAGATGAGGTCGTCCTGAAATGGCAGGGATTGATCTACGACGTCGTCAAGACCCAGGACAGCGACCGGGAAGAAGACAAAGAGATCGCTGGCAAACGTCTCAACTTCATGAAGAGCAAAGATGCCAAGTACGTTGGCAGAGGTATTGGAAGATTCGACGGGTGGTTGATCTTTGTCAGTTCGAATGGACGAGTGTTTTCTCCTGACAGAAAAGGTATCAGAGTTCTGTGGGATCTGAAGAAGGCGAAGAACACTATCTTCTGGGTAGAGAAGAATATTCAGGAAGCCAGAGACGCTTTGAAAAAAGGGAAGAAAGAAGAAGGGTCGAAAGAGTAACAGCCTTTTCGAACGGATATTAGGCTGTTGTCTCCGATTCCTACTCTTTTGGAGGATTCTGAGATGAGGACGGACGTAAAGTCGGTAATCGAAGAATATTGGAAAAAGAGCGAATTCAAGCTCAAAGTACCCTGGTAGCTCAGCTGGATAGAGCAACGGCCTTCTAAGCCGTAGGTCCCGCGTTCGAGTCGCGGCCGGGGTGCCAGTAGTCTAAAAGGAAGTCACATATGCTGGACCTCGAATTGTTAGCCAGATGGTTTTGGCTACTTCCACTGTCTATACTTCTAGCAATATCGTATGTATCATACATGCTTAAGAAATGTGAAAAGTGTGAACACGTCGTAACTCTAACTCTAGCTCGAGAGGCCTTTAAAAGGTCCAGGGAGTTTGTCCTCGTGTTCTCTTCAGAAGGGAGGATTCTCTTTGTCAACAAAGTGTTTCCTCACATGAGTAAGCTTATCGGTATCACGAGTATTAATGGGACATTAGTAGATGAGTGGTTAGCGAGCTCTTGCATTAAACGACATAACACGATGATATCTGAAGTGTTGAAGGATGGACAAGAGAGGGCGATGTTGATCGAGATGAAGTTCGGTAACTTTCTGATTACTAGAATATCTAAGTTCTCCTTAGGGAAAGATCGAGAGCTTGTCATCGCCATTGCGCATGACGTGACTGATGAGTTCAAAGATCTAGAGGAACAAGAGAGGGAGACGATCATGAAAAATGGATGGAGGCTCCCATGAATGTAGGAGATAAAGCGATATTCCCTCGCAGGAAAATTTCCTCTGGTGGGAAGACACTGTACGACACCAGATGGACGGTCTCTGAGATTCAGGATGACATATTCACTCTGACAAATCGAAGAGGTCGGACTATCAAGGTTAGAAAGACTGCAATTGGTTTCAGAGAGCCGACTCCAGCCGAACTGGTCAAGTACCGGAAGAGTTGGTAACAAGTTTGTGTTCGCAACACAGTCAGTCCCCCATCCCCTTAAAGGGATGGGGACTGACATTCTGTCCGGACATGAAAGGAAGAACATGCCGATCTTGAAGAGCAGTTATTCGTGCGTGTCTTGTGGGAACACGATGTACGGTATGAGATGTGGGATGAGAGACCCACGACTGCCAGGGATCAGCGTGGTAAAGTGTAATAAGTGTTCAGCAAAGACCTTCATTTGCTTGAGGACTGGAGACAGAATACCCAGACCTCAGATCATTTCTATGCTCGGATTAGAGCTTTGGGAATCGATCTAACACATGATTGGGCCGCTAGGGGTGGACCGATGATCCGGGGGTGATTCCCCGAGGAGGTCCACCCCAGGCCGCCACACCTTTTCGGGGGCGAATATGGTCTCGACTGGGTAGACTAAGGTGATAGCTGCGTTCAGAGGATGGGTCGTTGGCCTCTGTAAAAACATCGACCTGCAAACACAACTGCCAAAACCACACCGGTTATGCAGTTCCCCGCTCCTCTTGCCCTCGCGGCATAAGGAACTAGTTGACGAGACAATGCCCGGCCGAACTCGCCGCCCTAGAGGCACAGAGTTTCGTCACGTCAGCGAAAAGAACATAGGTATCGGGTAAAGAACCCACGGGTCGTGTAGCTAACGTACACGTGGACGGTCCTTCGGGACCACTAGCTCGACTCACAATGTCGCTCTTCGGAGCGGTGGAGTGTCTTTCCATGCCTGTAATAAGGTGAGTCGTATCGGCACAAACATAGACTATAACGTAGACGCTATTACTAAGTGTATCTAGGACCCGGGTTCGACTCCCGGCGCCTCCACCATTCATCAAATCCCCTATCCATTTGGATAGGGGATCAATACTGAGGAAGAAAATGACTGAACAAATTCTCACTCAAGAGGAAGTTCTGTATGCTCCGGGGACAATGGGAGAATGGATTAAGTCCCAGCTCATTTCAATGGGCATGTTCTCTCACCATGCTGATGCCATCATGAAGATGGTCGTCGAGGATCCCTCATACCAGAGTGTCATCCAGTGCTTGGACAAGAGGAAGGATGGATATCCTGAAATACTTCCGAAAATTGTCCTTCGATCCTTCAGAGCGGCAACCTTGAAGTGGATCGACGCAAACATACCAGAACATTTTGCTCGGCCAATGTTTTCGGGAGAGCTCGATGACATTAAGAACAATCCCCCTCAATGGCTAGTCGATCAGATGTCTAAAGAATCCTCTTAGGATTTTCCGTTTAGACGATTCGGGAACTCCATATCATTGAGGCAAATGATCCGATCCATCCCCGACGACGCGCTCGGTGACCGCTCCCACAGGCGGTCTACCGAGGACCTTCACTCAGATCATGTCCCCAGGCGTTCCAGGACGCTTGGGGACTTGGTTTGGCTTTGGTTCCATAACAGTATTCATGTGCACCCGTAGCTCAGTTGGCAGAGCAGCTGACTCTTAATCAGCGGGTCGAAGGTTCAAGTCCTTCCGGGTGTACCACTTTTAGGAGAGACCATGGAGCTTGGAAACGGAGATTTGGATAGGATTTCATTACACTGTCATGCTGTAGCGGTTCACCATTTCGCAACATTCTACAATCCAAAGAACAGAGGCCCAAACTTTACATGAGAAAAGTTTCCTGAGATGTTGGCTGAGTTTTGTGAGACACAAGCATTCTGTATCTGTCGGAATGACAGAAAGAAGAAAGAGTACAGAGAGCATGGTCGAAGGACTGGTCTAGAGATAGGCCAGAGAATGTTGAAATGGATGACAGAGTAGATATAAATCTTCAACTCAGGAGTTTAACCATGGTGAATCAGTGCTCTGATAGCACCGGAAATCACATAGTCGTGAAGGGAAGCAGAGTCCGATGTCGTGGTAGAGATTATACGGTCAAGAATATCATTCCTGGAGGTGGTAGGCACGGGACCTGCGCTTTGGAGTTCGAAGAGGAATTCCATATTAAAGGAATTGAGGTCCCAGATGAGATCTCGATCGATTTGATCCATTGAACAATCAATCAGACAAGAATCGGGGTTCACGTTCGTCCCTCCCTCCTTCCCCCTCTTCCCCAGCGGACGTGAACCCCTTATTTTCGGAATGAAAAACCCCCAGGCCAATGAGGCCTGGGGGTTTCTCTTCGTCTTCTTCCACCGGAGCCGCCGGGGAGAAAGATCAGGTCTTGTTAGCGCCTGCGCCCTTGGGCAGATCAGACGACTTCTTGTTACCCTCCGAACCGGAAAGGATTTCACGAGCGGCGGAAGTGGCCTTACTCCGGTACTTGGTCTCGATTTTCTTCCGGAAATTCTCAGCCATCGCCCGGTGCTTCTTCCACTGGACCCAGTTGGCATCCTTGTTGCGAGAAGCCATTTCCATGGCAGTCCTCTGCACCAACCGACCAATCTTTTGCTTCTTTGTGATCTTGACGCGCTTGATCTCCGTAGAGAAGCTAGCACGCTTCCGTTCGGTCAGGATCTGTTCGTCAGAGATCTCTTTGCCAGATTCATCCAAAAGGCCAAGGTCTTGTGCCTCCTCGACGATAATGGCGATAAGGGCGTCTTCCTGAACTTGCTCTTCTGCTTCGTTTCCAAAAATGCTCATGGGGCCTTCCTCTCCTGTATTTCGGCTCCGGAATTATCCTCTACTCCCGGTGGGAGAGCGGTATTACTTCTTCTCTGAGGCTGCTTTCTTCTTCTTCTTGCCGCCGCCAGAGATGGTCTGTTGAACCGTCTGACGCGCTTTGGATTTGTACTTCTTCTCAATCTGCTCACGGAGCTTGAGCTCCATCTTACGAGCTTTCTCGTAACGCTTGTACAGACCGCCGCCCTCAGCTTTGGCCAACTTCATCGTGGCCTGTTGACGCATGAGCGACAACTTCTGTTTCCGCGTCTTCACGACAATCTTGCGACTCATCTTCGGCGCAGCTTCCGACAAGAGTTCGTCAAAGAAGCTCTTGTCTTCTTCGGTGAGACTCTCAGTACTGTCGTCGTCAATGAAGAGTACGGATTCGTTGATTTCGACCAGTGATTCACTGATCTCTTCAGCATCCATCTCGAGAGCGTCGAAGAGCTCGTCCATCTCATTCACGAGATCCTCGCTCAGCTGAACCTTTTCTTCCGGACCCGTGTTCAAGAACAACATAGTCTTTGTCTCCGCTTTGTTTTCATCCCTTTTAGTCACTGTCAATAGACAGTTACTTAACGATAGAGTCAGGTAATTAGATGTTCCAGACAACGCCCCCCTTGGACAGATATTAGATACGAGGTTTCGGGTTCAAGGACCCTCAGAACTACTAATTAGTTAAAACAAAAATCGTCCATTAAATCGTCAAATTTCAGAGGATTGGGCGCAGGAGAAATTACACATGAAGACTGGAGCTTTTCTAGACGAATACTCGGCGGAAGCCACTGCCATGCTTGAGACAGCAGCCGGAAGAAAACTCACTGAGAGTGAGATTAATACTCTAAGTAAAACAATCCAAGGGGTAGAAGACACACAGATTGAACTCTCTAACACATATACTGAAACAGAGAGGACTTGTTCCTTACTATCGGTCCTAGACCGACTTCGAGAAGTGAAACCAATCATCACCGGCAATGGAACCCTCTTTAATAGGGAAGGGGCTGGAGGACACAACGTCGCTGGTGGTTTTGTGAAGAGTCTTTTAGATACCAGGAAGGCTTGTAAGAAACGGATGTTCGAGGTTCAAGACAAGGCTAAAGGAAAAAAGGGAAATGACAAGAAGGTTTTGGACCAGCAGAAAGAAGTGTTGGACATGCGCCAGAAGGTCTTTAAAGTCTTAGTAAATGCTTACTACGGCTCGATAGGAATGCCCGCCTTCATATTCTATGATCCGAATTCTGCTCCAGCTGTGACTGGAACTGGTATGAACGTAGTCACTAGTCTAGTACAGTCGTTCGAACAGTTCCTTGATGATAACTGGGCTTTCGAATGTTGGGGTGACGTCTTCGAGTTCGTACAAGCCTCTCTCGACAAAGATTCCTCTTATGAGATCGAATTGTCAACTGACATTAATGTCTCTGATATCCATGAGAGACTGACGAGAAAGCTTCCAGAAGGATTACATCCTTCAGAGGGTGAAGAGATCTTGTCTCAGATGTCTGCAAGACTTCAGACCCTTCTTGAATCCTTGGATGATGATCAACTCGCAAGGTTGTATTACAGGAACAATCTTTATGCGTTTCTGGTAGAGAGTGACGTCTCTGATCTCCTTGTAGAAATTCTGGGATATGATATCCCATCCGGTAATCCTGGAGAAGTTGATGATCCAACGCTCAAGAAAAATTTAGATACTCTGTGGGCGGTGGTGAATGATTACGTAGTTCTACTAACGTTCCATCAGGACAGGATGGACTTCTGTGAGCACTCTGAGAAAAGGTCTGTCCTTGTAGTGGACACTGATTCGACATTCCTGTTGATGGACACGTTCGTCAAGTGGGTAGTTGACACCTACGATATTGGAGAACTCGATCCTAACAGAAGAATCAGCCTATGTAACATAGTGGTTTTCATGATGGCTGGATACTCTGATATTATCCTAGAGGACTATGCTCGTAGGACCAATATCGAAGCATCAGAACATCTGGATTTGAAGAATGAATTCATCTTCTCCAGAATCATGCTAACTCCTAACAAAAAGTCATATGCTGGAAGCATCATGTCTCGAGAAGGTAAACTACTTAGTCCTCCAAAATTCGAGATCACCGGTCTAAAGATCAAGACAATTAATGTGAACAAGAAAACGAGGGAGTACTTCAAGCGCGTATTGAAGGATAAGATAGTTGAGTGTAAAGAGATCGATATCCAAGATCTCTTAGGGGAATTTGTAGCTTATGAGGTTATGGTCGCTGAAAGCATCGAGAACGGCGAGCTAGTGTTCGCTCAACCGACGAAATACAGCGGCTTCAGCTTTTATAAGGAACCATACAGACAGGCAGTTGTACGGGGAACAGTCGTGTGGAACGATATTTACCCAGAGACTCCAATCCAAGCACTTGACAACGTCAGAATGCTTAAGTGTGCTGGAATCTCCGAAGGGGATTTCGACGCTATTGTTACTAACTTGAAAAAAGAGGATGCAAAGATAGCCGCCAGGGTCCGTGACCTGGTATTTGAGAATGAAAAGACTGCTCACCACGGATTCAGCAGAGTTTGTTTACCAAGGTCTGTCAAGGAAATCCCATCCTGGGTCAAGCCGTTTGTGGACGTTGAAATGATCGTCCATGACAACGTGAGGAACGCGCTCATCCTCCTGGAATCTGTCGGCATTGTAGTGCTCGACGCCAGGAATCGTTCGCGGTACTCCAACATCGTCCGGTTTTGAGCCGGAAGAACAAGAAAAACGAGGAGAATGAAGATGGCGAGAAGAAGAGGAAGCGGAATGTTCACGAGATCGGCGCAGGTCTATAACTCCCAGGTTGGAGCCTTGGAGTTGGGATTTGCTGATTTCGTCGGGTACGTGAAAGTCACAAACGTCAATGAGGACTCGAAGGGCAAGAAAGCTCGGCGTGGTGCTCAGATGTACGATTATGACCACAGCGTGATGCTGACACTGAATCAAGAAGAACTGGCGATGCTCTCAGCGTCCGTTGAGGACCTGATTGCTGGTGGTCTCGACATGATTGAGTTCAGCCACAAGAGCGGGAACAGTATCAAGTCCGTCAGTTTCGGCATCGGTCTGGATGGTGAATCCAAAGAGTTCCAAGTCTGTATGACCGAACTCGAAAGAGATGATCCTGATCCGGAGAATCCGATTGAGCAATCGTGGTATGAAGTTCCTGTCGAAACCCTCGGATCTGAGGGGAATGAACGGGAATATCGTCCGGCACTCGAAATCTTCAGATCCTGGATCAGGAGTGCTTTGGCTGTCAGCCTAATGGGCGTGGCCCATTCAACTAACTGCTCGCTTCCGGAGCGTGGAAGAAGTGGCAGGGGTCCCGGAGGTGGTGACCGCGAAGATGATCGTAGTGGTGGTGACCGTGGAGGAAACCGCGAAGATGATCGTGGTGGTGGTGACCGTGGAGGAAGTCGCACGGCCGACAGGTCTTCCAGGCCCCGCAGACCAGCACCGAGGCGAGATGAAGGTGATGGTGGAAATGACAATCGCGGTAACGACAACGATGGACGTGGTAAAGACGACATTCCGTTCTAGGACGGGATTGATCTAATGAATTAAGAGGACTGGACGGGAAGCCGTCCGGTCCTCTTTCACTGGAGGAATAAAGATGAAAAGATCTGAGCAGGCGCACCTAAGTGTAGGTTCGCCTACAATGCTCGAGTTCGAGAAAGACCCGAAGGTCCTGGAGAAGAAAGTAACAGAATTCCTTCCTGGGATCGTGAAAGAGAGTCCCATAAAGCTCATGGTATGTGACTTGGACGAAGTCCTAGTCCGCATCTGTCCGAAATGGCTTGTAGAGGCTTTCAAAGTCGGGATGGTTGATGAAGAATTAGTCAACCCTCTGGCAGTAGATGCCAGAACGAAGTACAACATTAGCGAGTACATGGGGGTATCTCAAGAAGAGGCCCTCAGGGTCTATGACACCTTGGACTTCTACGATGACCTCGTTCCTACTAAGTTGGGAGCAGCTCTCTCGTTTGCCTCTTCTAAAGAGGTGATAAAACTGGCCATTGTCTCACACAATACTCCGAGGAACCTGGAGAGTAAGAGGAGATTCTGTAAGAAATTCTGGCCCAGAGCTAGTAGGTTCTTTCTTCCGTTGGACCAGCCTAAGTCCGATATCATCAATGAGAAAGGCCTTGGAGGATACTGCACATTCTGTGACGATAGCGTAGCCGTAATGTGTGACGTGGTAGCCAACACCGATCCAATAGGAAAAGAATTCCTTATGCCCCTATACGGATACAACGGGGAGGATTCCTTTCCAGACGTTCTCATCCAGGCTATGGCTGAATCAGGGGCGACCCTTAGGTACTACTCTCCAAGTTCAGAGGGGCCATCCCCGGTAATCTAGGTCCGAACAGGATATTGACTACACCTCACTCAAATTCCAAGAGCCGGAGAGAGTCGAGACGCATGAAGACGGACATATTCCAAATAGACACGTTCGTGGAGGTCAACAGCCTGAAGGCCGTTACCAACCCGATCTACCTCAATCCCGACAGGACACCCACGTCCAACGGGATCTTTTCGTTTGAGATCTTCGGTACTCCGGGGACTAGGGATAGGAAAGAAAGGTTCGGGTATATCGACCTCAATGCACACGTCATACACCCGTTCCTGTACAAACATCTCGTTCAGATGGACCGGAAAATCCGGGCCGTGGCCGAAGGGATGAACTTGTTCAAGGTTGATAAGGCTGGAGATCTTGCCAAAGCAGAAGAAGGTGATAAGGATGCTGGTACAGGATTGGAGTGGCTATACTCTGTCTTTAAGACCATCAAGTGGAAGCCTTCCGGGACTAAGTCTCGTGATACGAAGATCTCAATGTTTCGCCAACTGAAGGTGGATGAGATCTTCGTGACCAAGTGGCCGATAATTCCATGTCACTACAGAGATCTGAACTTTGCCAAATTAGATACCGGACGTATCGGTATTGGTGAAGTGAATGAGTTCTATGTTAGGGTCCTTGGAGCATCTGAAGCAGTCAAGAGGAACCCTCCTGGTCTTGGTTTGGTTGGTCACTCAGCGTCGTACAGGATGCAGACTGTCTTAGTTGAGCTCTATGATCATCTGATGTCCCGTATGACCTTTGGTAAGCGGGGCTACATTCGTCGGTTCCTTATGGGTAAGAACCTAGACTATACGGCTCGGGTAGTCATCACAACCAGTAAGATGTCCGAGGCTGATAGGTACACTGATACTGAAGTGCCTCTTTCTCACATGGGCGTTCCTTTGCACATCTGCTGTGTTGCCTTTCAACCATTCGTGGTAAAGGCAGTACAGGAGATGCTTGGGTCCATCCTAGCTGGAAAGAGGCGTATCATCATGGGGCAGAAGTCTGTCGAGGGTATAGATCTTCTCTCCGAGAATATCTCGGATGATGGAGTCGAACAGATGATCTCCATGTTCGCCAGATCCCAGGAAGAGCGGTTCAGTCCGATCCTCTTGGAAGATGCTGAAGGGAACAAGACGGAACTCAAGTTGTTTGAACAGTTTCTGGGCCGTAGCTTTACGGTGTGCGATCTTCTTTTTCTTGCCTGCCGAGAGGCTATCAAAGGCAAGTACATGTACATCACTCGTTATCCAGTAACGTCACATCAGTCAACCAACGTTGTCAAACCAGTCATTGTCACTACCGAGAAAACTACTACGATCGACTTCACCCCAGGTGGAACTGCCGAAGGACGTAGATCTATTCTTGGAAAGATTGACAATTACCCGGATATCAATTACGGTCACCTGTGGCGTGAAGCTGCAGTGATGGACAATACTATGACTGGAATCACTGGCGCAGACTTCGACGGAGATCAAATGAGTCTCGTCGGGATGTTCACCCAGGAAGCCAACGCTGAAGCTGAAAAGATCATGAAGAGTAAGATGAGTCTCGTGACGGCTGACGGACGTCCGTCCAGAAACGTTAGTAATGAGGCTGTGCTTTCGTTGTACATGATGACAAAGGATTGAGATATGTTATTTTACAGCGAAGTTAATAGTATTCCAACGAACTGGGAACCTATTGATGAAATGGCTTTCCCTTTCTTTGGGACTATGGACCTGTACCATGGATCCAGATACGAGATCAATGGAGGTTTCCTTGACGCTCAAATGTGGGTCAGTAGTAATAATCTAGAGGAAAACTCTGGGTTGGGAGTATTCTTTTAGGATAACAAGGCTTCTGCTGCTAACTGGGCTCTAGAAACATACGCTAACTGGGTATTTGACGAGTACAGGAAGTCTAAGACTAAGAAGGTTCTTACGTTCAAGAAAGTACGATACGCCGGAGGGTATATACTTCCTATTTTCGCTACGAGACCTAACGCTAGTGAACTTTTGATCATGGACGACAATGATTCAGCTTGGGATGGATTCTATTCTGAGAACGAGGATAGCTCGAAGTTCTTAGATAAAGACGGCAATAGGAATCTGATGGGGGGATTTGTAGATTGGTTGTGGACACATAAGAAACACAATAACAAACTTTGGATCTTCAAAGCTACTGAGAATAGGAGTAATATCACTCACGGTCATAGCCTAGATTACTCTGAATACACTGTTGTTCAGGACAAAGTGAAGATACAGTCTAAGAAGAGTATAAGTCCTAGTGACTTGAAAAGACCGAGAGTAGTTAGTGGTGGTGAATTCTACCATTATTTCCAAAGCGAACGTATATTCGGTAGAATATTCCTCAGTCCGAAAAAGTCGATACATAATCTCAACACTTCTAGGATAATCGCTGGAGAGGCGAAGGTGGTGGGGACCAAAAATGTGATGCGTGTTGATGATCCGAGAAGAATAGCTCACATCAAAATGAGGAACTACATATTCTCCGATGGAATTGGACTGACGTTTAAGGAAGCTTCTGGAGGATATAGTCCAAAAAGTGATGTGAAGGAAGGCTACAGAGATGTAGTTTTGAAGGGTGGAATTGACAGAACAGCTCTCGTAGCTGCTGTTAAAGCTGCTCTTAACACTGAGCTTGTGAACGAAGAAATCATAGTTTTAGTATACGTCCCATCTGATTCCCAGATAATAAAATGGGGTAGAATCAGGATTATGAGCTTCCAGAAGAAAAAGAAGGGTGGAGTCTTTCTTGTGATTACCAACCCTAAAAAGTTTTACTGTTTGGGGAAGTAATCATGCTTTTCTACAACAAAGACATCATTACTGAAGTAGTACACGGAAGTTTAAAGCTTCCGGTATCTACTCCGGAAGAGCTCTTAGAGTGGATGGACAGACTCGAATACGGGTGGATCGGTAAAGATGGAACAGAGCATTCTTCACCAAAAGGCGACAGTGACATCTTCGAGAAATGGTGGGACGAGTATGCTCTTCTACTTCCAAAGGACGTCGCTAAGAAAAAGATAGGGACGTGCTACGAGCAGACTATTTTTGCGGCTCACGTCTTCAAAACCCAGTTCGAGATACAACACAAACTTGTTCATATTCAGCAGTACCTTACCAGCAATCATGCTTTCCTAGTCTTTAAAAGAGACAGGAAGTGGTACCACTTCGAGCATTCCTTCGCCATGTTCAGAGGGATACATGGTCCATTCAACTCAGTGAAAGAGATCGCTGAGAGGGTCTACGTGATGATGAACTCTCATACCCAGGGAGGCCATGGATTTGAATGGCATTACATGGATCCGAAGAAGTTTAAGAAGAAGATGTCAGCTCGAGAATTCTATAGAGAAGTGAAATACAACTGGAAATACTCCGAAGGGGATACCTCTAAGGAACCTCTTGAAACTGAACCCAAGGAGACATGAATATGATCGTTGGAATTGAAGAAAAAGTAAAAGAAGCCTCCGAGATGGATGCCATGCTCGAGGCTGCCCTGGAATTCCTTGACAAGGTTGCTGTCGTCGAGGGAACCAGTGAGCTCATGATGATGGAAGAGAGCAAGGAGCTCTTGGAAGCAATGGGTTTTGACGAGGGCGATATTACTCTCACTGAGGACTCTGAGTTCTACGAGGAGCTACTTGACGAGGGATTCAAATCATCCTTTGGAAAGTACTTCGGTAGGATGATTGGCAAGGGATCTGCTAAGGGAACAGAAGTAGCCGTTCCAGATACAGGGGGTTTCGCTGTAGAAAGAGCTGCATCGAAAGCTGCTGGAGAACAAGCTAAAGCTCCGAAGAAGTCAATAGCTAACAGATTGATCGATTACGCAATGAAACCTATGCGTAAGGCTGTAGGAGAAGGAGCTAAAGATGCGGGGGATCAGGCTGCTGAAGGAGCTAAAGAGAATATCAAGGAATGGAAGAAGGAAATAGAAACCAAGGTACAGGACGCCAAGTCCGAAGCCTTGAGAAAAGCCTACTTCCTCGGAGGAGCCTCCCTTGTCGGTACTGCTGCGTCTTCAGCGATCCTTTATGACAAGAACAAGCTGATCGAAGATTCCAAGAGCTTCGTCAAACAAGTGCAGTTTCTCAGGAACTCAGCCACTGGTAATAGCGGAGAACTAAAGATTCAAGAGACCAGTATTCGCAAGAAAATAGGTCTCTTCATTCGGTTCTTCATCGAAGGCCTTGTGATAGCGATTTCATCAGCCCTGCTCGGAGGAGCGTTCGCCCTTATTTCGTTCCCTCTTGCCGTCGCTGTTGCTGTCTTAGTCCCGATCATCGCATCGATGCTTACCACAATGAAGAGAGGTGAAGCCGTCTCTGTCATGGTAAACAACGAGATCAAGGATTTTGACAGATTCATGAAGTCAACGTCCGGAAAGCAACTTTCCAGAATCCAAAAGAAGTCACTGACAAAGTCCAGAGACAACTTGATGGAACTACAAAGAAGGCTGGTGACAGGATGATTTTTTATGACAAAACGGATACAAGTAAAACTACCATTGGTGGGTCCGATGATCTTGTCGAGATCTTCGCTGAAATGACTTTCCATGAAGCGAAAGATGTCGAGCTTCTCAATGAGATTCCTAAGCCGACGCTTGGAGAAGGTGAGTGGGCTGTCGCTAAAAGGGTGAAGATCAAACACCGCAAGCGCAATCCTCGTACCGGCCGGATGAAGAAATTCAAGCAGCTTCAGTGGATTAAGACCAAGATCTCTCCGGAACAGCGGACCTTCAGGAATATGCCTAGATACGCTGACAAGAAAGTCCATGGTTCATTTCTCAGACTGGTTGGGATTGACGAAGGGTGGCGGCAAGGCTGTGAGTAATTACAGAACTGTTGACGCTGTTACTGGGAAACTTATCAAAGAACCCGGAAGAATCAGTGTGGCGTCATATGAAAAGATATCTCAAAAACAGGGAATGATTTTCAAACCGTCGTCAATAATAGCAATCGATCCAGGTGGAGAGTTTACTGCTGCTATCTGGTTGGAGTCTATCTATAGGTATATGGCTTTCTCAGCTTTCAATATGAAAGGAGAGAGTCTCGTTGACAAAATGGCCAAACGGTTGAAGAAATCTCTTATGGTCAACAAGTATTGGGGTAAGCTCTCCGAGCTGATAGATCATCTCGAATACTACAAATCTTTGGAGCCGGACGAAGAGTGGATTGCTGTACTCAGGGCCTTGAAAAGCAAAAATCATTTCGTGAAAGCAGCATTGGCTGATCTAGAATCGAAAGATGAAGTGAAGTTTGACAAGAGTCTTATCAGGGCCTTGAAAAAGGAATCCTCAAGTAGGAAGAATTGACGTAAAGAAAGAAAGTACTTGGTGCTGTCACCGGACATCTTATCCATGAACAACTCATTGCTCTGAATTCGAACTAAACAAACTGGAGAGGTAAGAGAAATGCTGTTTTACGCAAAAGAACAAGAAGATGGAGAGCTCCTGGACGAGATGTTCGGCGGCATTGGCTCTTGGCTCAAGCGCAATTGGCTCGGTAAGGATGAAGACCTCCTTACCGACATCAAAGACAAGATGAAGTCTGAGATCAAGACTCAGGAAGACAAGGACGAAGCTCTCGAGGATCTTGATGAGATCATCGATGCGACTCCGTCCTCCGGTAAGATCAGTTGGGGAGACGTTGCTTCCTTCTTGATGACCAGTGGATGGATCTACCTCGTTATACGCATTATCCATGGACAGTCCAAGACGTCCAAGGATTTTCGGAAGAATCTCATGGACCTGCGGAGCAAGATCAAGGCCATGAAGGTCTAGTAGCTCGAGAATTGAACATTTGATTGAGAGGACCAGAAGCTGCCGCGGGTCATCTCCTTTCTGCGACTAGCCCCACGGGTAAACCCCGTGGGGCTGGTTTTTTCCGAAGCGTGCCAACTAGGCGCTTCGGGCACATATTACGCCGACGTCCTGAGTCAACTCTAACAAAGGAGGTCGGTATGATGAAGAGACTGAGGGAAGATGCGTCCACGATAAGGCGTATGTGGAAGCTGTTACTGTCGGACTTCGTTGTCGGCTTCGTATCGGCTGTGTTCATGGCTGTTTTCTTCAAACTCAAAGGAGAGTATTTGACGCTATCAACTATCGCTATGTTGGGATGCTTTGGCAGTTCAGCTGGAATACTCAGACCGATGTTCGCTAAAACGAGTTTGAAACGTCTCAGGACATGGGCTATAGCATTGGACCTTCTTAGTTCGTTCACCATGGTAGCGTTTGTATTCGTGAAGAATCCTCTGTGTTTAATCATAGCGACGATCAACAACATTGGAGTGGGAACGACATACGGAGCTATGGACGATGGTATTGAGCATAGCATTATGGAGGCAGGAATAATGTATCGAGTCCATAAGTCATGGGCTAGAACATTTGGGTGTGCCGGAGCTCTAACGGGAGGACTTGCTCTCACTTTATTGAATGGTATGGGACTAGTTGACAGCGATACTGCTCTAGCATTTGCCTGCTCAGTCAATATACTGGTCCTACCAGTGACGTGGTGGGCTGTCGAAGAGTGGGTGAGGCGAATGCTTACTCTTCTGATACATATTAGTAATTTAGACTGGAATGGTTTCAGTCTGTCGCAGGAGGCTCTAGGTGAACATCACCGAGACAATCCAGCGGGCAATAGCAGCGACCCGTGAGGTCATTCCTGACTACTTCGAGTCGACCCTGGTGATGCATCGTCAGGGCTCCGGCAAGGAGCAAGGGAGTGTCTTTGTGGGCTTCGGTTCCGATAAGGAACTTGAGGACGCGCTTGTGGCAGCCGAGTGGGAGTCTTACTCTCACCCGGACGTCATGGAAGGCTGTGAAGCCTTCAGAGCGCCAATCGAGGGACTACTCGGTACCGTCGATCTCGCAGCTCTGCCCGGCGACCACGTCGTCATCCTCGAGGATCCGAAGGAGACCGGTCAGGTCTCTGCGGTGGTTCGAGGAGTTCCAGCTGAGAAGGTGGCGTTCTGCGCCATCATACTCGGTTTGGAGCAGGAGAAGACCGTGGTATTCACGGTTCATCCTGGCGATCCCGTCCGCCCTTCTCAGGTACCCGCGCAGGACCTGGCTGGGAAGACGGTTACCGTAAAGGAAGCCCTGGAACTGGGTCTCCCGATCGGTAAGTTCGCCTAGTCAACCTTCGGGTTGTACGAAGCGGAGTGGTCACTCGACTGGCTATTTGCTCACCGTACATACGGTGGCGGTAAGACCTGCCTAAAAATTGGTCAGTGCAGCCACGCAGAGCTACCATGCCTGCACAAGCCCTGAATGGCAATCAGGAAAAGGAGTGCGCCGGTTGCCAACCGCAGCTGCTCTCCTTTTTCTATGCCCCGTAGCTATACGCTTTTCGGTCTCATATTACCGCATTGACTTGAAGAAACACGGAAACGAAAACTGGAGAAGATCAATGCACAGCAGTAACAGAATCCTCAAGGCTCTTGGTGAAATCGCAGAAGTGATGACTGAGGTCGCTATAACTCCCGTCATACGGGAAGAAATCGTGGTGGTTCCCCGGGTACGGACAGTTCCTGTTCGCCGCATGGTAGTAGACACTGGCAGTGAAGAGATCGACGCCGCCCTCTGGATCCTGTACAACTGGAACCATAGTGACTGGTTGTCTGAACTGCGGGATGCCGAGGACGTCATCTGTCGGTACTTGGAGCGGGCATACTGTCCCAACTCCAAGGAAACAGAAGTCGCCCGTGCCGTCCTGCTCTGCCCCAATCGACGTCAGATGTGGTCCAGTATTGTCAGGGCAGCTGAGAAGGTGATCGAGCGGGACAGCCGTCGGAGCCGCCAGGTCGTGGTTGAGCGTGTGGTGGTTCGCCGCCGTCGCAGTACCAGCCTCTTGGAAGAACTCCTCCGCACTCTCTAACGGAAAGGGACCGGTCAGGAGCCGGAAAGGGCCTTCGGGCCCTCCTTTCTTCTATGATCCAACGTATGTGTAGAAGTGTCATATACATATTATGGGACTATACTGAGTTAGTCTCTAGCTCTAAACCACAATTTGGCGAGGACCCTTTCTCCCTCCCTCCACCATTCCCTAGAGGGTCCTCGCCTCCCATTCCAACAAGGAGATTTGAAAGATGAAGATTTGTATGGTTCTAGCAATGGTCTTCGCCGTCTCATGTACAGCGCAGGACAACACAGTAGCACGTGTGATCTTCGCTGAAGCCGCCAATGCTGATCACTTGGAGAAGAAACTCGTGATGAGTGTGATCCTGAACCGGGTAGGACATATAGGTTTTGGTCGCATTGAGTCGACACGAGGTGTAGTCCTCCAGTCGAAGGCCTTCTCATGTGTCAACGGGAAGGGTAGTACCCTTTGGACTATCTCAGGTAACCCGTCGAAGATCGATGGGTTAAATCGAGATACCTGGAAAGAGTGTTTAGATGTAGCTAAGATGACAGTCCCGCTCAGGACTGATATTGTATACTATCATGATCACTCGATCAAAAAACCATCCAGTTGGAACAACGCATACTGGAACGCCATCGAAGTGGTAAGGACGAAGAAATTCGTCTTTTACCGTGTCGAAGAACAAAAGCATCAATGATGATCCTCCGCCTGGTAGGAGCCCCACCCGGGGCTCCTGCTTTTTCGTTTTCATCCAACAAAAAATAGACAAATTAGTACAACAGGAGGAACTGTCGTGTACATATCTTATTTAAGACTCGTTAACTTTACAGGAGTCTTCTCGGGGACCGGTCGTAGTGACATCGAGATTGAATTTCCGGACCCAAAGTCAATGTCGTCTAGGGTAATCTTGTTCATGGGAGCCAATGGCTCAGGCAAGTCAACTACTATGTCTCACCTACATCCCTTTGCTGGGAGCTTCGATGGTCGTGAAGACACTATGGTTAGGACCAATGAAGACGGTCTTAAACAGATCCAACTGATCGACGGTGATACTGTATACGACATTGAACACCATTATATACGTTCCGGTAAGAAGCCGAAGACTAAGAGCTTCATCCAGATTTCTCAGGTTGGTGACGAGAAATCGACTGAACTGAACGAGAATGGTGGAGTTGGTACCTTCAAGGATGTTTTAGTCGAACGCCTCGGATTGACGGAAGAATTTTTCAAGGTCGGTAGACTGGCTTCAACGACCTCCAACTTCGTGGAGTTGTCCGCAGCACAGAGGAAAGACTTCATTACGTCTCATCTTCCCAGAGTAGAGCCGTACTTGGAAGCTTTCGGGCATGTTAGGAAGAAGTGCTCGACTAGTGAAAAAACTATGAAGTATCTCGCCTCAGAGATCTCACGGTACGACGACAGAGAGCAAGTTAACACTGAGATGAACGACGCTAAAAGAGAACTGAAGCGTCGGGATAAAGCTCTGCGAATTCGACAAGGTGACGTCTCTGTAACTCAGAGTAAGATTGATACTCTGGTTGAAAAGATCGGTGATGGTACGGAAACCAAAGCCGAGCTCGAGACTGAGCTTCAAGAATCTTTAGAGTCTTTGGAGGAAGAGCTGGAAACTGTTGTGGAAACGACTGGCGTAGATTACGAAGATGTAGAGACGGTTCAAACTTCGTCGAAAACAACCGTAGCTAGGTTGGAACAGGACTTTGATACACAGGATTCACGAATGAGTGAACTGCGTAACGAATTGATCAAGATCGAGAAAGGTTTGGCTGTCAAGGAGCGCAGGCTTGCTTCTGTCGGAGAACGAGGAGTTGATATCAAGAAACTCCAGAAGGTAGCCAAGGACGAAAAGGTTGAGAAAAAGGCCTCTACTAAGAAGGCTCAATCTCTTCTGAAAAACTCGACTATCAAAAGGTTTCTTTCACTCGCTGACCATATTCCTGAGTCTCGTTACAGGGGCGAAGCTAGGATGGGTTTAATTGAAGCCTCCAGACTCGTCGCTGAGATCTTTCAGTTCCATTCTTCTGTCGAAGCTGACGAAGATGACAACTTCTTTGAGAGTATCACTGAAGAGATCATTGATCCCAGTTGTAGAGAAGCTACGCTTACTGCAAAGCATGCAGCTGAAGGACTCAGAAAAGACTACATCAAGGCTAAAGAAGACTTGGAGGAACTGGAACGTGCAGCCAAGGCTGCTGATGAACTCAATCTCAGACCAGAGGATTGCTCCATTGACTCATGTCATTTCCTCCAGGATGCTGTAGAAGGAAGTAAGAAAGCCAAGATGATTCCAAAGGCCAAGAGGAAACTGAAGGATATCAAAGAGAAAGGTTTGGAGCAGAAAGAAGCAGCTGAATACTATTCTGCTGTAATGAACGCAGCCGGGTATGTAAGACAGTTAGCAGAGTTATTAGCTCAAGGCGAAGCCTTTGAAGGTGTTATCCTTCAGAGTAAGAACAAGAAGAACAATCTTGTACCGTTCTCTCGAGCCATTTTCTCAGGGATGGATCCGTTTGATGTTCCTTCTGTCGCTTCGTACGTCGGTGAAACCGGTGAACTTCATTTCAGAAGTGCTGCTGAGTCATGTCAGGTTATCTTTGACTATCTGGAATACTTGGAAGACATCCAGAGACATAACGTGAATGCAACAGCTGCTGAAGAGAAGATTGCAACTGTTGAAGGAAGCGTGGAGTTGGTAACCGGATTGAAGACTGAGATAACCGAATCCAAGAATGATGTTACTAAAAGGAAGACTGCTATCTCTAAGAAGCTCAAAAAGCTAGTTGAGACTGAAAGACGTCGCAACGAAGCTAGAGAAGTCTGTAGAGGAGCTGATAGAGTAGCTATTCTTGTGAAGAAGTACTCTAAGGCTAAAGAAGAGCTGACTGAGGTATCGAAGTCTCTTGGTAAGGTTCGGAAGCAGATAAAGCAACTCTCTGATTTCAGAGAGAAGTTAACAGAACAAACTGAGAGTATGGAGACTGATGAAAAGTCCAGGGATGCTGCCGCTGAGAAAACTAGACTCTTAGAGGTCAAGATCTCCAAACTGGACGAGTACCAAACTCGATACGATGAGTTCCAGGCCAGCTACGTTAAACAGGTTGCAGTCAGAGATGCCTGTGATCCTAAGAAGGGTCTCCCACTTGCATTCATGAGAGAATTCATGGCCTCTACTGAAGTGACAGCAAATACACTCTTCGACATGGCTTTTCGAGGCCGTTTCAGGGTCGGATTTGAAGTCAGTGAAAAGGAGTTCAAGGTCCCTGTTCTAAAGGATGACGGTGACATTCTACCGGACGTCAGTTATGCCAGCGACGGAGAGCGAGCTTTGGTCAAGACCATCGTTTCACTTGCTTTACTCAGTCGATACGTCAATGTATTCCCGATTCTCGCTATGGATGAGGTAGATGCTACCTTAGACGAAGAGCACAGAGGGAATTTCGCACAGATATTAGACAACCAGGTTGAGGAGCTTGACCTATCACAGGTCTTCGCCATCAGCCACAACGAAAACTTCCGTGATCCTAGCGTTTCTGTTGTCCTATTTCCAGGACATACGCTCGGTGAGGGAGAGACAAATCCGGTGTTGATGGACTTCTCATAAGAGAAAAAGATGCCAAAAAAGGCAGGAGGGTTGACAGTTGGCTGAGTACGAGAAACTGCAAAAGATCGAGAAAGCTCTGGACCACACGTTCAAAGCTTTGGGGTGGGACGAAGATGGTAACATGTTTGCGTTCATCGATGACGATGACGAAGACAACATGTTCATCAGTATCAGCGAAGATAGTGGTATTACCATCAAAATCAGAGAGACAATCCACACTAACCAGATCACGGTCTTTAAGGATGGGATCCCCCAACAGGGTAGGACCACTATCGCGGAGACCGTCAAAGTCGTCGTTGAAATGATGCTAAAGCCTTGGCTTGACGAGTTCTTGAAAGACATAGCACAGACTCTACTTTAGACCCGGGTGTTGGGGGGTCAGGTCCGATTCCTTAGTATAATCCGCGAGCATCCCGGGTCCAAGGTCTAACAATCCTTGTCTCCTTATGTAAACGGCACCCCTTGCACTGGCGTGGAGCCATGTAATGGGAGGGCGACCGGAGCCCTTGCAGGACCACCGGTAAATTTTCAGGAGAGAATGATGACAATCACAGACCATTTAAAGGCATACGTCGAGCAGGCCGGTTTAGTTCCTGGAACTATGGACTATTACCTGGCAGAAAATGCCTTTTGGTTTGCAGCAGCTAGTGTCTTTAATGAAATCCTTAGCGTAACCAATAAGCCAAAGCTCATCAGCAGTTACGTGCTCAGGGAGCAGCTAGAGGCAATGAGGGGAGAAATTGAGGGAGGAGCTAAGAAAGCTGTCATTGATGCCTTTCTATCTAGATTCAAAACTCAAGGAGAGGAAAACGATGAAATTGAACAACGACCAGATGGCAACCCTTAGAGTAGCCTTTCAACACGGTCCTGAGAGATGCATGGTACGCTTGAGAGCTTCTGACAAGAAGTGTACTCTCATGGTCCGCAAAGGACAAGCAAAGGCCGTCCCACTGAGAGAGCTTGGAGGCATGGCAGCTAGGGCTGTTCTCAACATGTGCACCGAGATTCGGAAAGACCGGATGGCTGTGTACTACAAGTTCAAGCAAGAGGCTCTCAACGCCTACCAGGAGGAAATGGATCGTGTGCGAAAAACCAAACAAGGTGAAGGTGGGAGTACTGGGACCGGGACACAACCAGGACAGACAAGCTCAGATGATGATAGAGGGGCTGAAACAAAGTAGTTTGAATGAGATAATTCCGGTGAAGACAGAGATGGAGCTGGAACAAGAGGAAGCGAAGAAAAACTGGCCTGGTCCTGAGGAAGAGAAACCTCAAGTAGTCTTCCCTTTCAAAAAGACCCCAGACGCGTCAGCGGCTATGCTATTGGCAATGGCCTCCTCAATGGGCGGAGCTATGTATGGAGGATCAGGGAGAGGAGCCAAAGGAGTCGGCTTTGGATCCAAGCAAACGAAGAGTCGTTCCAAGAGCCAAAAGACCAAGCGCAACACGGCTAAGGCTAGTAAGCGAAGTAACAGGAGAAAGAAGAAGAAATGATTAATTTCATCCAGAAGGCATCTTATGACAGAGCTCTGAAACTGGCTTCAGCCAATTTCACCTCCGATACGAAGATTCCTGACTGGACAACGGAGAAGGGCTGGGAGGCTGAGATCGGAATGGATTTAGCCTCCCTAGCTCTGCATCCTGGTCTGGTTTGGGACCATAATAGAGAGAAGGCTATTCATTTTTCCAAGAGGGTGGTGTTTGCTACGAACATCAACAAGACCAATGGAGTGGCTCATATCATTCTTCCGGCGTTCGTCAGCGATCCTTTCACAGATGATCGTCGAATTGACTACGATGAAATCGAGAACGCAGTGTGGTATGCCCACAGGGCCATGGAAAGAATCTATACCACCAAAAAAGATGATTCCTGGGTTAGACGGAAAGTCGGTATCACCGGTCTGGCTGATATGCTTCTCATGCTGAACATCAGGTATGATAGCATGGAGGGACTGGAAGTCTGCCGAGAAGTCTGTTACCATGTGGCAAGAGCTTCATGGATGGCGTCTATCGTTCATCATGGAGAGAATCTTTCATTCGATACGCATAGCTACATAAGGTCAGATAAGCTCGATAGGTTCTTGAACCAAGCCGGTCGTAGACTCGACAACGTTATCATGAAGCAGATGAGAACGTCATCCAAATTCAGATATTTTGACGGAACAACGGCTGACAGTCCTCCTGCTAACGCATGCGAGATTGCCAATTTTGTATCTTCCGGAGTGGGAGTTCTACAACCGACGAGGGCATGGTGGAAAGATAGTAACGACAGATCTGACACCGAGTTCGGTTACTCCTTTATGGAGTTCGTCAGATGGTTCTATGAGATCGAGTCAGGTGTTAGCATCTCTCGTGACAATCCTCCGGAATTCCTTGATAGATGTTGGGCTATCGATCACAACGTCTACAATACTTGTTGTAAAGGGATCTCTGAACCGAATGTATGCATGAAGTATACATGGGTCTATGAGATCATTGCCCTGGACCTGCTCTGAAACTCATATTAGGTCCAGGACGCTGGAACAACAAACCCTGAAATAGGAGATAGGTGCATGGATATAACGCGCATGGAGATAGAACAGCTGCTGGAAGGCGGCAGAGACTTCCGTGATAGCACTAAGTGGATGGTCATGGGATCTCACTTCGATGACTATAGAAATGAGTCCCTTAGGATCGGCTTCCCGAATGGGGACGAGATTGAGACCACTCGCAAAGAGTTGATGGTCAACCTCATCGTACTTCCTATCTTCCCGAAGTTCGGAGTGGAGTTGGAGCCAGAGCTCTGGTTCGACTCGGAGGTCTATGGGTCCGACATGGCTGAGTACTTCGATATGGCCATCACAGCCCTTGGAGAGGTCGAGGACGTCGGGGCAGTCAACAGAGCGGTAGCTGAAGCCATCGCTGAGCTCTCATCGTTAGCGGTGGACGCTAACGTGAGAATAGGAAGCACCGTAAACCTCTGGGAGCTCGGACGTGTCTGTGACGAGGTTCCTAGGCTTGATGAGATTCTACACACGGACATGAGTGCTGTTGGGGATTTCCGTAAGGTTGAACTCCGCATCAACGAGCTCATGAGAGAAGCAGAAGATCTCCTCTCGGAGCACTCTCAGATCTATAAGGCGCTTCTACGGAATACCAATTCGGATCAGTTCAAACAGATTCTTGTCAGCATCGGTCCCAAGCCGAACTTGTTTGGAGAGGTCATTCCGGAGCTTCCGGACACCAACTTCATGCGAGGTCTGAGGAACGTTCAAGACTTCTTTCTGATGTCAGAGACGGCCAGGAAGGTCCTGATCACGACTCACAGATCGGTCAGACAATCGGGCTATCTCACCAGGAAGCTCTCGTTACTAACCATCGACACACTACTCAGTGAAGAAGATGACTGTGGCACTCAGCACTGCGTGAAATTTGAGATCACTGACGAAGATGCTCTTTCTCGTATCAAGGGAAGATGGTATAAGGAGACCACCACATCAGATGAGCTGGTTATGGTGGATCCTGACAACGAGTCGTTGATCGGAAAGACCATATTTCTGCGATCCCCGATGACGTGTGCAGGGACAGATGTCTGTCGGACTTGCTATGGTGATCTTTGGAGAGTTAACAAGGACATGCATGTCGGCATCGTTGCCGTACTGTTCTTGACCAGTCAGTTCACCCAGAGGCTTCTATCGGCAAAGCATCTACTTCAGACCCGTTCTCCTGACTTGGATTGGGGTGAGAAGTTCTTGATGGCATTTTCTGTTGATAGATCCATCGTCACAGTCCTCCCGGACTTCAATGCCACGTTGGTTTTAGATGACGATGACGTCGAAGACGACGAGAGTACTGGAGAGAAGTACATCACCGGCATGACCTTGACTACCTCGTCGAGGGAACTCAGGATTCCACTCCCAGCCCAACTGTATTTCACTGATGACTTTCAGAAAGCCCTACCAGGTTTCAGGACATCAGAGGGAAAGTTCGAAATCAAACTCAAGGACTTCGTTGATGAGGTCATCTTCTCAGTGTTCATCCAGAACGAGGAGATCACTCAGTCTCTCAATCAGATCAAGGCGTTGATCGAAAACAAGGATCATCTTGGGGCCGAAACGATTGATGAGATGGTAAGCATGATGTTCGGTCTGCTCAGTGGCAACGGTATCTTGTTGGACATGATTCACATCGAGTGCATCATGCGGAACTTGATACGGGATCCGGAAGACATCTCCGAAAGGCCGGACTTCCATACGGAATCACCGGACTACGTCATCTTAAGGCTGGCTGACTCCATCCTTCACGGGAAGAGTGTCACCGTCGGTCTTTCGTTCGAAAATCTCAAACAGCAGCTTAACTCAGCCAGGACGTTCCGTAAGGAAGGTTCCTCATTGATAGACTGCTTCTTCGAAAGGTAGGGAAACATGGCGACGGAAGCGAAAAGAGAGTGGATGTCCGAAGCTCTGAAATACATGTGGGACAAACTGCTGGGAGTCGTCAGCGGGAATCTTCTCGAAGATGACGTTCTTGCCGTTATGCTTAAGATAGAGGAAACGATCCTCTATAACGGGTACTCTGTTAAGTACGGAAGGGCTAGAGACAAGGCTCCACACCAGATCATCAAGATCTATGAGACCCCAAAGGGATCCAAACAGTTTGCAGTGTTTACGATGCTGTTGGGTGGCGAATCCTCCAAAAAGATCATCGACGACAACAACCAGGAACGCCTTATGCTAGGTGAGATCTGGGATGATAGTCGAGGTAAGAAACGGAAGATTGGTCCTGGTAAAAAGGGTCATCGGAGAGAGGAGAATGATAAGAATGCAAGTAATGATAAACCTCCTTCAGTCTGAAGAGACAGTGCTTAAAGAGACCTGGAATTCAATTCTGGATCTATGTTATCATTGTGTGGCTGGAGATGTTAAAAGGGCTCGTGAAAGAACCCTTGAGGGTTTGGAACTCTATATCGCATCTCTAGGCTACTCCGTTGACTTCGTCTCTGCGGCAAAGGAACAAGGTCCTAACTACCTTGAGTTAGTACACTGGCCTCTAAAAGGGGAATGTCAGTTCATCAACTATAAGTTCTCAATTTGTAGGGGTCATCCCAACGACCCTCTCAAACTTATCATCGATGCCAACAACAACGCCAGAAAAGATTTGGTGGAACCTCTGAGAAGCGGAGCCAATAATCACCGCAAGGTGATTAGAGACAAGGCTGGAAGGCCCTTCAAGCCTCATCTCCCAGACCCGAAGCTGGATACTACATCCAAGGTTGAGGCTGATAGAGTCATAGCCATGGAGATGTCTGAGGGAGACCCGATCGAATTCTGTGAGATCTGTCCTTCATTGGAAGGGTGTATCGTCAGAGTTGAGAAGTGCGACTTGAAACCTGAGAAAGTTGGAGTCGTGTATTGGGTGCAAGGTCAGAATGTCCATACCAAGAACAAGGGGACAACCATCGAGTTCAGGGTATGGGGAAAGACTCTCGACAAATCTGGGACCATCATTCGTATTCCAGACAAGAGCCAAAGTACAAGGAAAGAGAAAGATAAAGTCTCTACCTTTCCGTGCACCAACATCAAAGTGATCGCTGACAGTTTGATCCGTTATCGCGGACAACTGGAAAAAGGAGGTAAGTAGTGAGAGGACAGAGATCAGAAGAAATCAAGCACTTGTTCAACATGGCTGTCGTCGCCATGAGGGACCCGAAGAAGTCTGGTGAACAACTCCGTCAGATCGCGTCCGGCCTGGAAAGGCTGGCATATATGGAAGGGTTCATGCCTGATCCAGTTCTCGACGACGACGGTAAAGTGATCGCCATTCGAGCGATGGTATCGCTGTTTCATCCGCAGAAGGCGGATCCGGAGTTTATGTTCGATCCGGACAACGCAGAACGGTTGGAAGAGCTCAAGAAAAAGCGGGTGAAAGATCTTCGCAAGAAGAAGCGTGCGGAGGGAAAAGAACCCAAACCTAAGAAAGAGCAATACCACCGAAGCAAAGACCCGGACAAGTTGAACGCTCTGAAGGACCAGGCACTGGCGATGGATTCAGAGTTAGCCCTGGAGAACTTCAAGCATTCTTTCAATGCCGGAGTCTGTGAAGTGATGGATGGTCGTAAGACTCTTCGTATCGTGGTTTCTGGATTGATCCGAGATGCGAGGACTAGAAAGCTCCGAGTTACCGGGGTTTATACGGACGGTGGCGTCGGAGGTGCCGCTCGTTACTTGGAGAAGTGTACGTTCGTGTGATCTTTATCGGTCCGTGAGACAACAGACGGAAGGGGCTTTTAAGCCCCTCCGTCTTTCTTCCTCGTAATTTGTGCTTTCTAGAAACATACAATGGATTAGCATGAACGAAAGAGGAACCGACATGAACATATACCAACAGTTTCAGACGTTCCTCGAGGACTTTAACTCGAACTACCCGAGGAATTCGCCGAGATGCAAGTCTACAGGGTGTAACGAGCTAGAATGGAGAGGTACTGGGTATTGTTACAAGTGCCTAGATTATACCCTCCAGAAACAGATCCTTGAGAAAATGAAGGCCGTTGAAGCCGCCCTTGGAGGCGAGACACTGGACAAACTCAAGGCCGCACAAGATGCTTTAGCTGACGGTATTACCGTCAGATCTATAGAGGGGGATTTACCTCATAAAGTCCTTCCACGGAAGATATCTGCTGTTGAGGATGATAGTCCTGGGTTTGTACCTAGCGACATTGGGAATGCAGACGCAGATGTCAGCCTCAAAGGGAGTTCGACAAGCTCCAACAAGAAAAATGTGGCTAATGCCGCTGCTGCACTCAAGAAAGCGAGCGACGGCGGCCCATAGGGGACGTCGATGAAACCGTTCCAAACAGCGAGCTTCAGAAGAGACATGACAGTCAACCTGAACCTCGGCTCTCCGAGGAAAGCGAAAACAGAAAGACCTAAACCGGCATCGCGAAAGCCGATGAATAGAGGACGTAAGTCTATGCCAACTGTAACTAAGACGACACCAACCCCGAAAGCAGTTCCCCCTGTGGAGACTACTGCGAAGGTCATGCCTATTGGGCTCGACGTCGGGACTATGAATCTCGTATCCGCCAGAATGATTGGCGATGGCGTGGAGACTTCCACCCTTAGGAACGTATTCCTGGAGATCCCGGAGGAATACGCTGGACAAATGGACCTGGAGAAGGTCAGCTATGCCAAGATCGAGGACAAGCTGTACGTTCTCTCCGAAGAGGCATTCACATTCGCTAACATCTTCAACCAAGAAGCCAAGCGTCCGATGCGAGAGGGTATGATCTCTCCCGAAGAGTTGGACTCCGCAGACATTCTCGCGGTTATGCTTCGGGAACTGATTGGAAAAGGTGATGGCGAGAAGCCATGTTGCTACTCGATTCCTGCCGACCCGATTGATAGCGACGTGAAAGTCGTATATCACCGGGATATCTTCCGCCGCATCATCACGTCACTCGGTTACAAGGCGATTCCTCTCAATGAGGGAGTGGCCATCGTATACTCTGAATGTGCTGGTGAGGGATTCACGGGTATCGGTATCAGTTTCGGTGGCGGAATGACAAACGTCGGCGTCTCGTTCAAAGGCGTTGAAGTGATGTCGTTCTCGTGTGCCCGTGGTGGTGACTGGATCGATAGGAATGCAGCCTCTTCCTTGGGTCAGGTTCCCAACCGTCTTACGATGATCAAAGAACGTGAAGACTTCGACTTGAATGACTTCTCTCAGGGGAAGCGTAAGGAACGGCGGATGAAAGAAGCCTTGACGTATTACTACAAGGACCTCATCGGCTACACTGTACGTCACATCGTCAAAGGTCTGGACGGAATTGACACTGAGTTCCCTGAAGACGTTCCAGTAATCATCTCCGGTGGAACATCCAAGGCGAAGGGCTTTGTCGAATTGGTAGGCCAAGCTATCGAGGAACATGAGTTCCCCTTCGACATCAAGGGAGTTCGTCACGCTGAGAACCCACTCACAGCCACAGCCGAAGGGTGTTTGATCAACGCTCTGAAGGAATAGAGATATGTTATTCTACGATACCGACATACTACAAGAGGGTTGGTGGAAGGGCTTTTTAACTCAAATCTCTGGAGATGTGGACGGAGCTTTCACTCATTTTGGAATCATGCTCTCTGTCAATCCTGATAGGGGTCTCAACAAGACCGTGAAGATCGCGAAGGAGATGATTCCTGAGATTAAGAAGATCTCCAGTTTCAAGCTTACGGATCAACAAGAGAATATCGCTAGAATATCGATCGAGAAAGACAGCAGCGACAAGAATGCGTTTTTCCTCTTGATGAAAACCCGTGATGGAGTGATGCCGTGGGCTCAGGGAAAGAAGTGGAGTAATAAGCCCGTTTATGACAGAAGTAAGGAAGTAGCTGACATGATGGCTACTGCCAACAACGGAAAAGAGCTAGCCGCTATTCTGGAGAAAGCTGTTGATAAGGCTGAAAGAATGATGGGGGTCTTCACTAATGAAACTGACCGATATTGTAAAAGAAGTATCGCTGTCGGACTGGTGGAGATCATGACGCAGATAAGACACCGAATTGCTCTGAGGGAATAGAGATATGCCTTTGTTTTATGATAGAGAAATACTGAATGAATCCCCCTTCTCCGAAGTCGGATATCAGGGATTTACCCTCGATCTTCAAGGACAAGTCAGGTAACATCGCTATCGTCGAAGATAAGAAGGGTTACAAACCCCAGGAAGCTCTTAAGCTTTGGAAGAAGATTTCCACTGTGAAGGGGATGAAGTCTTACCTCAAGGGAGCTAGCGCGAGGAGAGTCTACTTCAAAAATGAGTGGGATGAGCTCTTGAATCCTGATACTTCACCACATAAAGATGAGCTCTTGGATTCAGTAAAAAGGCTTAAGCTACACTTCATCGAAGATATAGGTAGCGATGAACTGTACTTCTCCATGGTAGACGGGAAGATCTATGAGCTATGGTCTGGTGAATACACTCTCTCTGTATGGGAAGAGAACTGGGGTCGATACGTACATGCAAAGACCGGAGGACTTTTTGGTGAAGCTCCTCCAGAAAAGGAAGAAGGAAACTTCTGGAAGAACGTAAGGAACATTGGCAGATTTGTTGGCATGGTTCCTTTCGTGTTCACCGGAATACCGTATATTCTTTGGGACAAGTATCGGTGGGAGAAGGAAATGGAAAGAAAGCACGGTAAGGGAGCTTCTAAGAATATGAAGTATACGATCCCTGACTGGGCAATGAATTTTATGACAGTTGAAGAAGATTGCCAAGAATAGAGACTCTTAAGAATAGGAGTCTGTCTGAAGTAAAGAGGAAGCCGTCACAAACCGAAAAAGGAAAACGGACAATGACACAGAACCTCTATGACGCGAACTACATAGACAAGATCGAACTCATCAAGGTCGCACAAAAGTACGACCTCGACGCGAACGCAGTGGCAGAAGCAGACACTCTTGATGCTCTCCTGAAGCAGCAGGAATTGATCCACAAAGCCGCCCGAAAGAAAGATCCCAACTTCTGCAACTCTGACGCCCTGTTGAAACTGCTGCGTCAGCTGGATGCTGTGAGAGCTGCTGATCTCGAAGTCGCTCTTACTGAATGCGAGAGCAAAAGAGATTTCAAGCGGTGGAAGCACGATGCTCATGATGAGCTCGAGAAGGCCCAGATCAGGAACAGAGAACTCTATGGGAATGCTGATGGGGAGACTGATGTCCCACGTTAGAGGTGAATGAATTTCTACACGGAGAACCGATACATATTATTGAGCAGTCACGGCCTCCTGGATTGTCCAGAAGGAACATCCGTGATTAGAGAGAGAACGGTAAAGGAAAAGAGATGAGAAATCTTTTCGTCACCGTCCTGATCGCCGTCCTGTTGGTCTTCGCCCTGGCTGCGCTTAGCGGGTCCGGAGGCGTATCGTCGGAAGAGGGGGTCTTAACAGTCCTTCTCGCTGACGGTCCTCCCCTGGATCCGACGCTGCTGACTGAAGATTATTTACAGGACATTGTAACGAGGGCCGTAGCGCCTGTATACACCGAGTGGGAGTTCCGGTACATCCGGGATACTTCGGTTGTGATCCAAACGGACCAGGATAACAGTCTGTCGAATTCGCAAAACACTCGGAAAGAAGCTACAACCGCCAACGACGGAAGGCGCCTCATTCTCAAATGTCCGTTCGAAGTGGTTGGCTACACTTCTGAGATGAAACAATACCTTTATGGCCCCAAAGCAGGTTGCTGAACTCGTCGAAGCCTAGTATTTACTTATACGTGCTCGACAAGGAATCTTCCTCCCGAGATGATGTGTGGGACCGAACGGGACCATAATCGAAGGTTGATAAACGGGCTACCCCTCCGGGGGTAGCCCGTTTCTTTTCACAGAAGTAACGACAATACCGAGAAAGATAAAGAGGAAAACATGAGTAAGAAAAAAATCTGCGGAGAGGTAGTACTCGCCATCGGTATCGATGCTACCGGAATACGTATTTGTACCCAAGAACACAATACGGATCACATTCACGACGATCCAAAATCAGCCGCCATCACTAGGGTTGCGAGACCGAACGAGAGGTTTATCGTCCTCAGTGACGGTGCTATCATTCTGGATCGAGCTTCAACGTTGAAGATCGAGTATGGGAATTGGGGTGAAGTCCCTGGGTGTCCTGTCGAAGACTGGGCTACCGAAGTCTCTAACGGTGACACACGTCAGAGTTATTGGGAATGGGTCGTTGCCAGGGAGGAGGAAAATGAAGATTTCGAGAATGGCTACTTGAGCTTTGGGTCGCACTTTCAAGAAAATACCGACTAACCCGACTCCATGTGACAAATGTACTTACTACAGAGAAATCTGGGATCCTCAACCAGGAATAGATTGGAACAGGTGTACTCACCCTGACAGAAAGAATTCTGATGGAGACTATCCACAGGCTCGTGAGAAATGTGAGTCCTTCAGTCCATTTATTCAGATCAAAATCCCAAAGGTAAATACCGAGGAATTTTATCATGGCTTATGTCGAGCCGCACGAATCACCAAACGACTGGTGTCACGTCTGTGGAAAAAGGTCAGATCAACACGCCACGATCACATATCCTGACGACGCAGAGCATGCGGATGAAGGAGAGCATTGGCGTGTAAGACCTGGACCTGGAATCAACAAACTGAGGATCTGTGCCCAGTGCGCGAAGGTGGTGGCTAAAGTAGCCTCCAACCCTGATGGTCCTAAATCACGAAAGAGACTCTAGTATGCCACGAGTGCATCACGTAAAAGCCGCCAAAGACTATCTCCAAGAGGGGATTAAAAAAGGCGAAATGTATTTCTGGGCTAAGCCTGGACGTCGGGGTCGGAAGATCCGATACAAAAACCGTCCCAGGCCGTCCCAGTTGACTGGTAGTGCGTTCCTCACCGATGCCTATGGGCTCCGGGAGGAGATGGAAGACGCCAGCCCGGGAACCCGCGAGGATCTTCAATCAATGGCCGAGGATTGGAAGACACGAGCAGAAGAGCTCCGGGACCAATGTCAAGAGTCTCTCGACAATATGCCAGAACACTTGCAAGATACCAGCGAGACCGGTCAGATTCTCACTGAAAGAATCGACAATCTCGATAACTTCGCCAACGAAATCGACGGCATCGACTTTGAGACAGTGGATGATGTTGAAGACGATGACGATGAGGGTAAAACTCGGGAAGAGACTGACGAGGATGCCGTAAATCGTCTCACAGAAGAGATGCCTGATCTAGAAGTGTAAGAACAAGGACAGATGTCCTAGAGAAGAAACAGGTGGAAGCGGAGTTTCTAATCAAGAAGAAGGTAGACGAGCAGTTTCTAAGGGACATCGCTATCACCGCCATCGAAGGTGGTACCGGGTACTGGGCTTCTGTCAGTGAGTACAGAGCTGATGTAGCGGCTAACGAAATCATTGTCGTTATTCATTTTTATGAGGGAGAAGATGACGGCGACGATCAGCAGACCAGAAAGCTCACCCTCATGGATATCGCAGAAGGAATCAAAAGAGTTCTCAACCCGGAGTTCAGGGTTGGCGACCAGATCAAAGGGTGTTTAATCCAAAGTATCTGCAGTAATGATGCTGGGATGGCTGATGCTGATGTGGCTGATGTGATCGTACAAGCGGCGCTATTCGGAGAAATCGTCTACGGATAACCCTAAACTACAACGGCCTTATATTCAGGTCTTTAAAAGGTGAGAACTAAATGACAACAATACAATTAGCGGGCCTCTTAAAGGCCAGAACAGCCATGTCTGAGGCGATGACTCACCTGGACGCAGAACTAGCAATGGTCATGGAAAAATCGACGGAACCCAAGACAGGCCCAGTCAAAAAAGAGGCCGACTTCAAAGGGGAGAACATCCCTAAGGAGTTGGCCCAGGTTTGTGTCGAGTTCGTGAACCTCCATTGGAGTGACCACGCATACTTCTCCTTGAAAAACACGGATGATAACAGACTTACATTCGAGGCCAACAGATTCTACTTCGAGATGGGACTCAGTCTTCCAATCTTTCACGGGGACGGAGAATACTTCGTCGTTAATCCTGGAGAAAGGCTCAGTCTGGACGTACCTACCTTACTGAAGATTCAGGAAGGAGTCGTCAGAGATAATGACGATCCTTCTGATACATGGTCTTCTCTACGAGGTATCTCGGAATTGGACAGACTCTTCTCCGTTATCAATGGGTTTGACTGGCAATGGTGGCCCAAGCTACTAGAACTAGTGAATGAGAATGATCCCGTGAAGTACACGGAGATAGATTATGGATGAGTGTCAAGATCCCAGATGTACCTCTCTAATGATCAGATGCGGATCTCTTGGTCCTAAGCATGGTCTATGCTGGAATTGTAGACTCCGATACATGACCAGTGACGAGAAGCTTACGGAACTGAAAGGTCACTTCGCTCATCTGAGAAACAAGGGGAGGTACGGATACGAGATTCGTAAACACCAACTAGCACTAGATGCGGTACGTCGAGAGATTTGCCGAAGAAGTGATAGTGAAGCTGAGAGGGAATTCGAAGCATGTCGATGATAATATTAGGTGAGAAGGACGGGGAACTAGACATGGTCAACGCTGACAACGTTGTGAGCGTTAAGACTGAGGTCAAGTCAATAACCTTGAACTTGACGGATGGAGACTCGATAAAGATCGAGTTCGACGAGATTGATGAATATAAGAAGGCCGTCAACTTCATTCGGAATAAGGTCTGGAATTCGATAAAACTGTAGGAGAAATACCTGATGAGAGAGATAGTCGTGCACAACACGCTCATCACGGTGAGCGAGTATGAGGAAACACCTCGGATAGAGAGGACTCTTTCTGCCTGGGATGAGTCTCGGCACGAAGTCTCCTTTCAAGCGTTTCGGGTAGTATCCATGCCAGATGGTTCAACTACTATGGTCGTCCCTCGGTGTTATCCTACTAAGTGGCTCATGGAAGCCTTTCCAGACCACAGGTTGATCCATGCCAAGAGAGACTTGGCAAGTCCCAGGCGGGTTGACATGAATTGTCTCTGTGACCCGAGAGATGACGCCCAAAGAGAGGCGCTAGAATGGTTGGATGGTAGAGAAGCTTTCTCTCAACATGTCTTGGAACTTCGTACGGGTATGGGTAAGACGTACATCGCTTTGAAGTACGCCTGTGACTACGGGTACGCAACCCTAGTTGTAGTCCATAACACAAACGTCTTAGAGCAGTGGCTCTCGCGCATAACAGAGCTGACGGACGTGGATCGTGAAGAGATCGGAGTAGTTCAGGGGTTTAAGAGCTTGGACAAGTGCGCCAGCGACCCGAACCTCAAGTTCTACGTGGCAATCCATAAGACTCTAGCTAGTGCTATTGAGCGCGACCCGAAGAGTCTAATGGAGTTCTGTAAGAAGACCGACGTTGGGATGAAGATCATCGACGAGGCTCACATTGAAATGTACGACACTTGTCGAGTGGATCTTCACTCAGACGTTCCTGTCAATCTGTACCTCACCGCTACGGCGGAGAGGACTAACTGGCGGGAGAACAAGTTGTACGGCTTTATGCTCCCTGTGTATTACGCATGGGGTGGTGGGTCTGCCAAGGTCAGTGAAGAAGACAAGTACCACCAAGTCTACTCAGTAAGGTACGAAACCAAGACACTCCAGTCGACTCAGGTGGGAATGCATAACAAGCATGGCTTCAACTTACCTAAATGGGCTGAGAATAGCCTTGGTCATCTGGATGTAATATTCCCGATGCTTATCAAGTATATTGGAAAGTTCAATGAGGACGGCAGGATCCACTGCATTGTCTTGAAGACTCTGTCACAATGCTCTGCATTCAGGGCAGGACTCATAGCCAGCGGAATTGTGGATTGTGACATCGGGATGTTCAGTAGTCTAGGTCCTAAGAAGAAGGAAGAAAGACGGCAGGAATTGTACAAACGGTTCGTGATAACGACGGAAAAGTCCTTAGGGACAGCCATCGATACGGACATTGACGTAATGTACAACTTCATTCCAATATCTTCCAGACCGGTGATCCTACAGCTTCTGGGTAGACTCCGGAACAACAGGGCCGCTATCTTCGTGGACTTCACTGATTCTTCCATAGAGGCATGCGTTGAAATGATGAAGCGCAGACGGCAGTACCTAAGGAAGGTGGCCGTCCGTTACGTCGAATGGAAGCACAAACACCAGTCGTGAACTAACAAACCATCGGCAATCTGCCGGTCGTATAGATATTAACGAGAAGGAGGGGCGCTGATGCTCGAAGAAGGCAGCGTTCTCCCGCCTGAGATGCGGGAAGTCGAAAAACGCCTGCTCTATGTCAATAATTCCCTTCGAGTCTCTGCCGTCGTAAAGCTATTCAACAGCGATCGACGTAAGAAGGAGACTCCAGCTCTCAAGGTAAGGCATTGGGGTAAGAGAGGATCGTACTCGTTGGATGTATCAACTAGGGACTTCTTAGTATTCAAATACATAGCTAAGGAGTTCAAGTACAACCAGGATATCTACTTTGCCCCGCTGGATATCCCGTATTTGGCTGACATACTGGACAGAGCATGTGAATGGTTCCAGCTTAATTCTGTGGCGTTCCAGAGGCATCATGACCGGATATCCGTCAATAAGAAGAGTTACCTTAAGAGCATGCAATCTGCCATGGGTAAATCCTTCGTCCTCAAACCGGCCGTCAACGAGACGGATGATGGGGATGTAGCAGTCGTGAGGTTCTGGTTTGGAGAAGGAGACTATGCTGAGTTGAAGTCCGGAGAGATGTGGTCATTAGCTCAATATGTCAGAAGGATTGACATAGCGGCCATAAGTGTCGGACTCTTAGCTTTAGCAACTTCATGTCACGGCCCACAGAGGGCTGGACCTGAAATCGACCCCGATATGAACCTCAGAATAACGGAGACCGACGTACTAACCATGTCTCTGGAGGAGCTGATTGAATTCTGTAACGGCTCCGAATCCAGCGTGGACTTTGAGATCGATGACGTCGAGAATTTCGGTGAAGAAGACAAGGACTACCTCCGAAAGCAGATAATCGAGAGGCTAAGGAAGGAGAGAACGGATGCCTAAAATAGCATACGAGATCGAAGGCGTTGACTATGAGGTCGGCGAGACCTACGGAGTTGACGGTGGTGATCACATCTTCCGTGGACTCTTGTCGGATACCGATGTACCCTCCCCGGGTCTCTGGTTTGACGAGTCGACAGAAGAGTTCATTATCATCCCAGAGAGCATTCTGAGTGAGGCGATGCGCGTCTTATCGGAAGTGGGAGATGACCCGGAAAACAGAGGTCGGCATAAGAAAATGGAACCAGCCGGTCACAGTGAAGAAGACGATGTAGGTTCCAAGTCTCTTCCAAGTGGAATCCTTCGCTACAGGATCCATGATGAGGATGACGTGATGGTCAGAAAGTTGAAGAAGGCCATCAACGACAGGAATATCACGCTTCAGGACGTTGGGGATTACAACCTGACTTATGGGCTCAAGAAACGGCACAGTATCAAGCTGTCGTCGTTGGAACGTTGGGCAAGGGTCATGAGACTGAAGGTGAGATTTGACCTTGTTTCGGTCGATGGAGAAGACTGATCTATGGGTAAAATTCAAGTCGAAGCATCTATTGAGACCGAGAGAATAGAGAAGATCCCACGTATGCGGCGTAGGACCTTCATAAAAAGCAAGCGGTGTAAAAGTCGTAAGAGGTCTAGAAAGTAAGTCTCTCGGCAGTATTCATCCCCCTACCCAATTGGGTAGGGGGATTGAACATCGAGATTCTTCTTCAGGATTCTACTGGAGAGCAGCTTCGACGGTCTCGATCATCTCAATTTTCGTGGATCTCATGTCGAGTTCGATGGGAGGTTCCATTTCGGCGGCGTAGGCGACGAGTTCTTTCTTCGTCATGGCTTCGATGAGGCTGAGGTCAACTTCCTCTTCATCGACTTCCTCTTCATCGACTTCCTCTTCGTCAACTTCCTCTTCGTCAACTTCCTCTTCGTCAACTTCCTCTTCGTCAACTTCCTCTTCGTCAACTTCCTCTTCGTCAACTTCCTCTTCGTCAACTTCCTCGAGTTTCGGAGTCTCGAGAATGGCTTCATCTTCCTTGGGCTCCGGAATGATTTCTTCCGCAGGTTCTATGCCACCAGGGACATCGTCCACGGCCCCGGGATTGGGAGCATCCGGAATCGAAGCTTCCACCTTCTTCGGTGTGGATGGTCTTGGGGCCTTCCTGGTCTCTTTGATGATCACCTTGTATCCCATACTCTTCAACTTGTCGGCAACCGACTTCGGTACCGAGATGTTGCTCAGGATAGGTCCCCTACGGTTGATGAAGGGGATAACCCCGGAGTGGTTTACCGTGATAAGAACTTTTGGATCTGCCATTCTTCCATTCTCCTTGGGTTTCTGGGCTCCTACAGGAAGAGGCGCCCTTCTACTTTTTGTCTCTTCACTTCTGTTTCAGTGGCTTCAGCCCTTTCGAGATGCCGGTCTTCGAAGTCCTGTTCATCTACCGAGTGGCGAACCATCTCTTTGGTAGCTACAGCATCCTCATCGGCCTCAATTTCCTTCTTGATGTCGTTTATCACGTCATCTCTCCTTGTTTTTCAGATGCTGATGAACACCGTCTTACCACGCTCTTTGAGCTTGATCGTGGCACTGCTTCTTGCATCGTACTCTCCACCAATCCTAAGGAAACCGGTTCTCTCAGTTGGGGTTTTGTAGTAGATGTAAATCGACAGAAGTTCTAGCTTCTTTGGTTGATCCTTTGGGAAACGAATCTTCCCATCCTTACCGACTTTTCCTCTATGGTTCCAAACGAAAGCCGTCCAAGCCTTTATAGGTCGTCCAACTGAAATGTAAGGATGAAGAGTAAAAGCCACTGTCCCTTTGAAGTCTGGATTCTCTACCCGGATTTCAGAGGCTAGTCCTCTAGCAATCTTACCTGCTTCAGAGGAGTGCATCTCACTCTCGCCGACAACATAGCTCCTTGGAGGGATTATCCGCGACCCAGGTATAATCTTTCCATCTATAGTTGTCAGATTCCTCAGGATGTCCTTTTGGCCTCTGATTTTCACCGACCCATTCTTGAGCTTGGAGACAAAGACTTCACTTACACTTTTCATTCCAGAAAGGAAGTCTTCATGTAGGAGCCCGTCGTAAAACACTGTCATGGCGACGTTACCCCCAGTATACTCTCCTCAATCGCCTTAAGGACGATGAGAGCACATGGAATGAGCATAAAGCTCCTAAGGTCCAGCATGATCTCAATGTCAGGTACCATGTCGAGAAGAGCGTTATGGTCGATGACTTCAGACTCAGTGTCGAGTCTGTCAGCCAAGTAGGTAATGATAAAGTTCTCCAATTCTCTTCCTGTTCCCGGGAACAGAGTGAGAGATTGAGCCTGTGCCAGGAAACCAGGATCACCCACGGCTATCTGAAACGCATCGGTCGGAACAGTCACACATGGATGCATGGCTTCGTAGTAATCACCTGGAAAAGCGAAGAAGATCGACGTTACTTCACTGGACCTATAAGCTACGAGAGCTTCCGACGTGATGCTCATCAACGTCTCGGGGTGCCTGATCGCGTAATAGAATGTTTGCTTTTCTACAGCGAGCATAGACACGTACGCCTCTCTCCGTGGAGAGAGTAAGACTGATGTATTATCGTAGAAACTAGTCTGAAACTCCAGAGCTTGCGTGATTTCCATCGAATGATGGGCCATATAGTTGACGATCTTCCCAGGGAGCGAACCATCGTAGTGTAGAAACGATGAGGTAGATCTATCATAGAAGTAGGTCCCGTACAAGTCAGACATCTGTTCCCTGAAGCTCCGGCATCTCCTGAGAGATTGGGCTAGGGTACTCTTTAGAATTGGAGTTCTGTTGTTCTCGTAGTCTGTGACACTAAATTCAAGCTCATCATCCTTCTGCTCTTCCACCTGCGCTAAAGTCTCCGAAGAGAGCCTTATAGTCAGCTGATTGAAGCGCTTGGAATTCATGATGGACTTGGAGACTGATGTCACCTGGAACATGGCAACCACGATGGTCCCAGCATCATCGTATTCGATGGCAATGAAATCATCAGGGAACGGCGTTATCGTTCCAGGAAGAATCAAAGCCGGTGAGGATACTTCAGCCTCTGGGCCGAACGTTCCTGCACTGAGATCCAACGTCAGTTGTTCCAGTCCGTAGATCGGGAAACTGTCGATCCTATTAAAGCGAACAGGGCTTTCGTCGCCTGCTACCTGGTATACAACGTCAAGGTGAGCATCCTGACTAGAAGCTGATACCTTCTTATTGTAGTACGCTAGGTAGCTTGGGGCTGACGACAGCATGTCGCTGTAGTCTTCCAAAGCGTTTGTCAGATTCTCTTGGATCTGATGCTGAATGATCCCTTGATCGTCAAGTATTCTGGCCATCTTGCCCTCCGCTCCGTCTCTTGAGCTGACGGATTTGCTTTGCTATTGGGCCCTTGTCGCTGGTGTCCGGGACGAAACTAACCCTGTCTTTGGGATAGACTACCCGGAAGCCCTCCATGTCGATATTGGTATAATGTATGAACAGGTCAGGGGCACCATTGTCTTGTTTGATATAACCTATACCGTGGTTGAACCACTTAACAATGCCCGTCAGCCTGTCAGGTCCGTCTTCTGCCGTCTCTAGCGCCGGTGCGCTTGGCTCTGTATCCATGCTAAAAGCCTCCCAGCTTGATGTTGTTTGCGGGGAGTCCCATGACTCTTGTCAATAGCATGTTCCGAAGGAGACATAGAGACAGTCAACCGACCTCGTCCAGGCTCTCCTCTATCGCCGCTGGTGAGGCGTACCTACCTATCCTCAGGTTGTGGATTTTCCGGAGCTTGGCCCGGAACTCCTTCTTGACGGTCATAGGCTTTCGCTTGCCTCTAGCTTGATCGATCTCCTGGAGAGCCTTAATGTAGAGGCCCTCAAGCCTGTAGAACGCCAAGCAATCGCGCAACGCGCCAGCGTATCTTCTCTTGTACTTTTCACCCTCTTCTTTCTTCCTAGAGATGAAGTAAGACGTAAGGATACCCGTGAGAGCAAACACTCCCGTCAATACGGGTGGGATCCAAACTTTCATTTCCATTTTTCTATGCTCCTCTATTCTAAGATCAATCTTCTGTTATCCTTAGAAAAAAGGACCTCATGGTCCTCTCCTGAATACGCTTCGATCCACAAATTTCGTATTTCGTGTGTCGTCTCTTCAGCGTCGGATATCAAATCCGACAGCTATGATAGCTTTGAAGGCCTCTTCCTCACCGCCAAACTTCCACTCAGCAGCATACCCCAAATGCATTCTTGAGAACTCTACAGATCCGTTTGCTAGGACATAGTAACGATGAATGCCGCCGTTACCATAGATCTCAGCAATGATATCCCTGGTTTTCACCAGTTCCATCAGGTTTTCCTTGCGATACTTTTCGTCCCTTACACAGTCCAATTCCATACGGAGTTTCAACAGGCGTCCTTCAGCCCATTCAAACGAGAGAGTATCAGGTCTCTCTTCGTTGTATCCAGGTCCATACATCGGATAATCCCGATCATACGACCCTTTTCCTTCAATCGCGTCATACGCAACGCGAACCTTGTCCACACTATCAACCATCAAGTTTATCATATCCTCTCCCTCTCAATCTCTCCTTCAACATGATAGGTGTAGAGTAACCTAAGCTCAATGAAAATCATGGAGCTTACGAATGTAATATGTATCAAAGAAAGAGGTATTTACGGGAAGAAAAGTAAAACTCCCTTACCCGGAAGATCCAGGTAAGGGGTTTCTATCTTTACATGTACGATGCTACATAGTCATATCGCACAAGGGACATCCTTCAAAGTTTGCACAATCAGAGCAAAGTAATGCCCCACACTCTCTACACAACTTCTTGTTGTTGGACATCACATCAGCCCCACATCCCTCACACTCTCCTATGAATATGAGCCGTTTCTTCTTTATGATTATCTTCTTTCTCTCTTCGTCCATCTCACATCCTCCAGTATGAATACTTCTCTCTATCATTGTCGAACCTGACCTCCAGGTCCTTTCTATACTTTTTGAGTACCATCCCAACTAGAGCGGTGTGACATACAAATGTTCCATGTTCATCGACCTGTTCTCTAGCCTTTCCGAATCGAGAATTACACCAACAGCATAGAGCAACGTCAACGTCTTTTCGAAGACCTCCGTACCAATCTGTCACGACTTCTCTACGTTTCTCAAGACCCTCGAAATAGGTCCTGTAATAACCTTCAGGAGAGTTGAAAGATCTCAGCATGATAGCTTCCCCGTTGGTGTCGAACGGGGCTAAGAATTTCAACTGAGTCATTTCCATCGTGTCTGGAAGCCTTCTAGCTACGGACATAGGGGTAAACCCCTCCGGAACAGTCCAGAAGGAACACAAGATGATCACGGCTTCCTCCTCAATGCCACACACAGACTCTTCTTACGTTCACCAGCCCATATAGTCAGTGACTCTGTTGTACTGTTCTTCAGTCACCATGTCCTGTTCTTTGTAGAACTTCATGACCTCGTCGAGTCGTAGTAGAGCTCTTGCGGCGTATTGCTTGCGACCAAGGGCTTCAAGTCCACCTTGACACCTATCGAGGATGACCATCACCCTCTTGACCTTAAGCCCGGCAGCTTCAAGTACCTCAATGGCCTCGAGCTTGGAACTACATGTAGTGATAAGGTCGTCGACTAGGAAGACAAAATCTCCCTTTCTGTAGGATCCGTCAACGGAAGCCCCAGAACCATGAGTTTTCTTGTCAATCCTTGGCATAATGGCCCCATATCCAGTATTGATTGAGAGGGCTGTAGCCAACGGTATCCCGGCGATAGGAATTCCAGCGACCCATAGATTTCCTTCATCGGAATTCAACTCGTTAACGAGTTTTATGAAATCCCACTTCATGATCATAGCGATGTCTTTCAGATCATCCGGGTGGGATTGAAGTACCCTCAGGTCGACGTAGATCGGAGACAAAGGAGCATCCGGCTCCTTTTCATGGAGCTTCAGTTTGAACTCCCCAAATTTAATACATCCGATTTCAAACAGTGCTCTTGCAATATCTGCGTGTTTCATGATTTTCCTTCGTTAGAGTCCGGCCCTGCGCAGATCTTCGCTGCATAGGTACGGTTTTTCTTTCTCTATCTGTCCGGCGGCAAAGGCGATCTGCGCCGCCTCCGCCCTTCCGATGAACTGTCCTTGACTGTCTATAAATCCCTGCTCGCACCTGACTGGAGTCTTGTGTCCACGAGCTGCGAAACGACCGATGATGATCCCGTGATCTCTCCCAGTAATCACCACCGGCTTTTCACCACATGTACACTGTATGGCTGCTACGCGTACCTCTCTCATTTGTTGTCTTTCTTCAGACCTCCGTCATAAAACAGAGTACCTCCATCTTTGACATAAGGTATGTCTTCGACTTTAGTTGGAAACCCTTTTTCAGCTTCAGCTGCTTCACGGTCAGCTTTACACTTAGCAGAATGACAGCTTGAATGCCAGAGTCCCTTCTTGGAGTTCCACCAGTGCTTTCCCTTGTACGGGGCGTTCCAACCACCAATCGCTGAAACAGAGCCAGAAAGCCGTTTACCACAACCTTCACATTTGTCGAACATCCACCGACGAAGGAGTTGGAGCATAGGGATTTGGATTTTCCAATGCCTCAAATGCCACCGAGGATGTTTGTACCATGGGCGGTGTTCTGTTCGATAGACCCACCATAGACATTTAGCACCCGAAACGAATTTCTTCTTCAATTCCAAGACCTGTTTGGGAGTTGGAACTACGGACTCCTCAGCAACGATAGTCTCGAAACGTTTCCTGGCCTTATTGATATCTCCTAATGGAGGAGTACCATCAGCTGGGAAGATTGCTGGATTGCTACCATCACCGAATTCGTTACCACCATAGGCTCTATGCAAGTACCTATCTTCAGCTCCTCCGTCAAAGCTGTTCTTGCAACTATCGATCGGATTTGAGGCAAAGTGCATGATCCATAGAAGATCTTTCGGTGTGAGTTCCTTCTTTCCGATACCCTCGTTGAAGCCAATTTGCCAAGCCATTCTGGTCATCAGCTGAAGGGCGACACTCTCTGGGGGAAATCTCATTACACCCGTGTACTCGTCCCACACCTCGTTCCATGCGAACTCAGCAATCTTCTCTACCTCACTATACTCTTCTTCAGAGGGTCTGACAAAACTCCAGCCGCAGCTGTCATCACCACCTGGACCCTTCTGGGGGTCTTCGTGCCAAATGACCCATATCGTTGGACCGGCTTTCCACCGAGGGTTGTATATGCTACCGCCAGGGAACCGACTAGCCCTGAACCAGGGTAGCCTGAACTCGAACGCTAGTGTACTCGGATCGTGCATGTCTCCTCCTCATATTGGCTATTTACAAGTACGCCAACAAACACCTCGTACCCCTATGAGTCAGCATTTCATTACTGATCTACATGTGATAGGAGTACGAGGTATTGTGACGGAACCTATTTCGAACTGTCCTGAGTGTCGGCTTCAGGAACATCGACCTCATGAGCATCGAAATCATCAGGACCGATGGCCTCAGAATCATTGTCTTCTTTTTCGACGTTTCCGAGGGATCCGACTTCCATGTACTCGTCGTACTGGACCTCAGAGATTTCATGGTAGGAGATCAACGTGATCTCTTCCTGAGGCCGGGACTTGCGACACTGAATGGCCCAGAGAATCGGATCGCCAGTGACGAAGCCATTCTCAATGTGGGGACCGCGAGCTTTGCCGTCAACCTGAACGCGGAAGTAACTGACGAAGTAACGTTTCTCGGGCATGTCTCATTCTCCTATTTGGTGCTGGATCTTTTTGTGTATACTCACGTTTTCTGGACTCTGGTTCCTGATTCGATGTTTCCGAACCTAAAAAAGGTAGGTAGGCCCGTCCCCCTTTAAGGGGGGACGGGCTCTACCCGGGGCGGAATCTCACGTCAGAGGTCGATTTCGATCCAATGGATCTTCATACCTTCACGACGATCGTTTACAACGACACAGATCAGCTTGTTGTCCTTACGTTTCTCGGAAGGGTACTTCAGATACTTGGGATTGTATCCTTTGCCCCTCAAACCTTTCAGCGGGTTGTTAATCTCACTTGGTTTGCCCCTGGACCTGTCGCGCTTGTACCAGGGCTTTCCAGAGAATCCCTCGTAGAGATGCTGTAAGACTTTACAGACACTCTCGAGTTCCGGGAACCTGTCAGGGTAGAAGTTTCCACCGACGTGTGCTACCAGTCCAAACGAGAAGGCCGTAGCCCTCATTGTCAGTTCGCAGTCGTTGATCCCAGATAGGAAACTCCGTACCTGCTCACTGTCCAGACCTGAGACTGGTTCGCTTGGGGGAACTGGGATATCGCAGAGAGTGAGGATAGCGTGAAACGCCTGGGTCTTATCGAGTACCCTTTCCGTCATCTCTATCGGTCTCTCCCTAGCCCTCATCTTTCGGTAGCCTGCCTGTGTGCCGGAGTAGCCTGAGGCGACAACCCTTTCGTTAGGGTCCTCTAATACCTCAATTTCCCCGATAGCAGTCGGGAACTTAGGCCATGAACGCCAGGGTCCGTCAAAAGCGACGTCCCCAAGGGTGACAGTTGCTCCATCACCCCTGCTCTTGTCCTTACTACTGACTTTCTTCACCCTTCCCCGGAGAGTTACACTCCGGGTGCTGATCTCAACGAGCGAGCCCTTTCGGAGGAACGGAGAGTCACACATCACAGTTCCCTTGTCGGGTACTGCTATGTACTCCTCGTCGTCCACCCTCAGTTGCGTCGTGGCTAAGTAGTCGATCTGCCACCCAGCCCTCGGGACCCAGAAGCGGGCCGCTTTGCTTGTCGTCTTCATTCTTCCGCCCTTTGTCCTTATCGATTCTTCCTCACTTGTCCTTGAGTTTCTCTACTTGGTTCTTGGCTTTGGTCAACTGACCTTTGAGAGAGCTGATCTTCTTCTTGGCGACCTTGAGCTCTTCCTCAAAGCTTCCGGCATGCGTTTCAGCCTGACTTTTGGCGAGGCTGGCAAGCGACAGTTCTTCCTGAAGCTTGATGTTCGTGTCGTTGATGGCTTCGACCTTCTTCTCGAGCTTCTTCAGGCTAGCCCGGATCTTGTCGGCCGCTTCCTGAGTCAACATTCCCTCGAGAAATCCACACAAGGACAGGACAATGCTCCTGGCCCTGGACAGAAACACATTCGTGGCTTGATCAGCGGGACGGCGACCAGTACGCTTGCGCGTTGCGAACTTGCCTCCATCGTTGCTGCACGTGAGACCGTTGAAGGATTCTTCGGCCAACTTCTGAAATTCTCCGATCTGCGACTTGTCCATTCTTCTCCTCCTGGGTTATATAGGGGATCCTTTCCCCGACTCTGCTCTAATATATGATGGAAAATTGGGTTAGAGGACCCCATCGGCCTAAGCCGATGAGGCACCTCAGGTAGCAGAGCTGTTTTGTTAGACAGTGGTGCCAGTGGCATCTACCCAGTTGGTTCCATCGAACCAAATCGGCTGACCGAGAGTGGTATC